TTTTCCATAATCGTATGTTTTTAATGTTAATAGTTCCGTGTCACGTCTCGAACGTGATGTGCGCCTGTCGCTCACGGAAGAGGGGGATTATTGTTATATGTTACTTATTTAATTTCTTAAAGAGGACACGAAGAACCTCTCTTTTTCTAACTAATAGCGGTGCGCTCTTTTCGTCTAAAACTCTTATGCGAGAATCAAGACGATTTATTTCGTCAAATATCAAGAATGTAATATTCTTGACATCGTCGTTTGTTAGTGTTACTGTTTTCTCTTCCATAGTGTATGTTTATCGTTGTTATTGATGTTTGCGAAGCCTTGGAGGGGGCGTTGCCCCTCCTTATCTTCTGTTAGTCGTTGAGCCATCTTGTTTTCGTAATCCTCACGTTAGCACCTGCGATGCGGTATTCTCGTGCATCTTTCTTGACTTGTGCGTAAGAGGTTTCTTTCTTGTCGTAGGTTGATTCTACTTCCCATCCGTAGCCGTAGTTGGTGTAAATGTTCCAGCCGTAGCAGTACTTATTTTTTCGTGTGCTATTCAATAGCTTAATATCTGCTGCCGTAATGGTATCTCCTGCTCTCTTAGCACACTCAATTACCTCTTTGACCGAACGAGCCTTGATGCCAGCTTGTTTTCCGTACTTTCTGCTGTAGTTAGTGTAAACTTTGTATTTTTCCATAATCGTATGTTTTTAATGTTAATAGTTCCGTGTCACGTCTCGAACGTGATGTGCGCCTGTCGCTCACGGAAGAGGGGGATTATTGTTATATGTTACTTATTTAATTTCTTAAAGAGGACACGAAGAACCTCTCTTTTTCTAACTAATAGCGGTGCGCTCTTTTCGTCTAAAACTCTTATGCGAGAATCAAGACGATTTATTTCGTCAAATATCAAGAATGTAATATTCTTGACATCGTCGTTTGTTAGTGTTACTGTTTTCTCTTCCATAGTGTATGTTTATCGTTGTTATTGATGTTTGCGAAGCCTTGGAGGGGCAACGCCCCTCCTTATCTTCGGTTAGTCTTCCTTATCTTCCCAAAGCTCGTCTACTGCTGCGTCTATAGCTTGCGGTAAGAGATAACAGCGTATTGCAACATCAATGCCTTCTGGGTCGTCTCTTTTCAGTTCTCCCCATTCCTCTTCTACTTCCGCTATAAGTTCGGAGTTGTGGCAAATGTTCTCTTCTGCTTTCCAAGTGCTAAATGTATAACTACCGCTGCCGTTGCCTGTCACTCTGTCAACCGTCCAGAGTTCATCCTGTAGTTTTTCTTTGAGTTCGTCGGCATTCTCATAGTCTGCGAAGTCCACGTTGTCGTTGATGTAGTCCTTCACATCTGCTGTCACTGCTGATAAATAATCGTACTTTTCCATAATTGTATGTTTTATTGTTATTGATGTTTGTTACTTGATTACGCTTGCAAAGTTAAGTAAATGCTTAATACCGTGCAAGTTTTTCGTTAAGAAAATACTTAATATTAACACGTATTAACTAAGTATATGCTTAATGTTAACGAGAAAATCAGTATATTTGCACAAGTAAATACTTATTAACAGATATGACACGTATTAAAGATATACTTAATGAGCGTAATATATCGCTCAAAGAGTTCGCTGCCGAACTCGGGATAAGCTACACAGCACTGTATCTACAGATAAATAAACCATCATACCCAACGCTTGAGAAATGGGCGAGCGTGCTGGGCGTGCCCATGTGGCAGTTATTCGCATCGCCCGAGGAGGTTTCCGCACATCCACAAGATACAAGCAGTGACTTCGCAGCATACATACGCTGTGACGGTGTACATCTTACCGCTGACACGTTAGAGGAGTTTTGGCACCTCGTTGACGAGCTAAAGAGCACTCATCCACGGCGGTAGCCTCAGCAGAGGGCAGGGCGTTAGCCCTTGGGAGGCGCAGCCTCCCTTATCTCCCCATTGTTCTTCAATCTCCCTTATAGACCTTATAGAGAGATAAACACCTTTCTCCTATATATTATATATAAGTCACTCTATCCTCACTGGAGTGGCTTTTTGTGTTTATGCGTGTGGGTGCTTTGTGCGCAGTTAGAGAGCGTACAAGGCGTGTTTTTGTGTTTTTTTCGTAATTTTCCGACCTTCAGGGCGTTTTTACGGACTTTCGCACGCTCTGTGTCATAGCTTTTGTCATCATTTTTCGTGATTTTTGTGACAAAACCGCTTTTTCGTGCGTACATTTTTATGTCTTTCGACTGTTCATATTTTCCTCTAATTTTGCCCTTGGTCTCGAAAAATACGGGGGTTAGACCCGAAAAAGTGTTCAAAAAGTCGGATTTTTTGCATTGAAGCCCCGACAAAGGGATTTGTGACTTTTTTGTGACATTGACAGCAGACGAAAAACGGCATTTTCGGGCGAAATAGGGCGTATATTTGCCGTTGCAAGGCTCGTGGTCTAAGCGTCCAAAGGGCGGATGAAAGGGCGGAATCAGCCTTGGCAATAGGCGTGTCCAAGGTATGTCCAAGATGTGTCTAAGATGCCCTCCAATCATCGAAACAAAAGGCTTGTGACCCTTTTGGGGTCATGAGTAAAGCGTCCAAAGTATTGATATACAGCGAGTTGTAGTACAAATAACGATGTGAGTAATACATAAGTAATACATTTTGTGCTGTTTGTGCTCTCTATGACGCCTAAGGACGTATGACGATGTGATGATGTGACGCTGCTTCTCTACCGTGTGACGATACGTGTAAGGGGTGAGGATACGGGATGGCGACGCTTAGAGCTGTGACGGTGAACAACGAAGGGGAACGGCAGGGATGGTGGGCATACACGAAGACGACCACAGACCCCCACCCCCCTTAGGTACTGCGGACAAATTATAGTAGATAAAAGCATAGGTGTAAATGTCGTGTTGTCTATCTCGTCCAAATTTCCCTGGAAAAGGTACTCCGCTGATAGGGTGTCATTGTTGTTTCCGCCAGAAAGGTACTCCTGTAAAAGGAGGTCATTGGTGTTTACAGTCTTAGCGTGTTGGGTATATGAAGTAGTTTTTTTGTTGATTGATAAATTAAAGTTTACAGATATGTTTGAATTGAATAGATTTTTGAGGTTGCCATTAGGCATTAGTGAGATTTCAGGAGCGAACAATCCTCAGTGGATAGCTGCTGCTGCGAGTTTGGCAGGCAGTGTAGCGGGCAGTTTGTTTGGTGGAGCCAAGGCTCGCCGTGCAGCCAAGAAGGCAGCGAGGGAGCGTCAGTATCGTGCGAATGCTGAGAAGGCTTGGTATGAGAAGGCTTACAACACTGACTACTTGGACACAAAGGCTGGTCAGAACTTGTTGCGTCGTGCCCAGGAGGTTCAGAACGATTATATCCGTAAGGCGGACGGTGCAGCAGCTGTTGCAGGAGGTACGGCAGCGAGTACAGCTATGGCGAAGGAGGCGGCTAACCGAACGATGGGCGATGCGATTGCGAACATCGGTGCTCGTGACAGTGTTAAGAAGGAGAGTGTATCTGCTCAGCACATGCAGAATCAGATGGGCTTTTCGAGGGAGCGTGAGGCTGCTTATAACCAGCAGGCACAGAATTCGAGTGATGCGGGTCAGAACATGAGCAATGCTTTGATGGGTGCAGCTTCGATGTTGGAGGGTTCCGGAAAGGGTAAGAATAGTCTGAACATTGACGTGAACTCTTCTGGTGTCAAGGCTGCTGCTGGCGGTTCGTTGAATCCGAAGCTTAACGAGAATGACTATATTCACGATGCCTTGTACGACAACAAGAAGTTGAAGAATGTGACAGGCGTTAGAAAAGTAAAAAAGTAAAAGGGTAAAAAAGTAAAAAAGTAAAAAAAGAAGATTATGTCGAAAAGAAAGAATAAGAGAGTTGTTTGTCCTGAGCCGAGTAAGGCGGATATTAATCGCGTGATGGAAGCAGCCGGTCTGTTAAGGGATTCGCTCATTGACGAGCAGGCAGCTGAGATAGAGCGTCTGAAGACTGCGCTTGCTGGTGTGGCGAAGGAACGTGACTGGTTTGAGCAGTGCTTGAAGTCGGCTGAGAGTGCTTTGACCTATCAGGAGGGGGTGATAGGTAGGATAAAGAAGAAGAATGCCAAGCGCATTGCCCGTCTGCGTGAGAACGTTGATATGCTTGAGGAGGAGGCAGCTTTTCAGTATAAGCGTGCCAACAAGGCTGAGGCTTTCATCAAGCAGATTGACGGTGCTTGTGACCTTATAAAGAAACATATTGCAGCTTATGGTAGGAAGTGAAGAACGGAAGATGGAAGAGGCTAAAGCTGTGAGCGCTTCTGCGCCTGTGGGCACTGCGCCGTTCAATGCTTTTGCTGGTAATGGTATAGTGGGCAGATTCGGGCCTGCGGGTGCGTCTGTGGAGACTAAGCCTGACTATGCCTCAATGAGCCTTTCTAAGCCTGTGGGTGCGCCTGTGGGCGGTGGGGCTGCTAATGTTCCAGCTGTGCAGAATGCTCCTACGTTTCAGAAGGACGACACCAAGAAGGACGGAGGGTTCTTCGGCTGGCTTGGCGGTTTGATAAAGAAGCGTCCGGGCATAAGGAGTGGTGAGAGTGCAGACGAATACGACGAGCGTATGACACGTAACAAGATGCGCATTGCTACGCTTGCGGATGCTATAAGACACATGGGCAACATCTATAATACTTCGAAGGGTGCGCCTTTGCAGAGGTTCAACAATCCTGTGGAGGGATTGCAGAGTGGTCTGCAGCAGAGGAAGAATGAGCGGGCACGGCAGGCAGCGTTGGAAGCGGACGCTGCGTATAAGAATGCCAACTTGCAGTTGAAGCAGAATGCCGCTGATGCAGACAGAGCTTATAAGGCTATGAACATCGAGTTGAAACAGAAGGCTGGCGAGCGTGCAGACAAAGCGGCTAAGGCCATGGATGATTATCGTAAGGGTATGCTTGGCATTCAGGAGGGCAACTTGAAGCTGTCGGGAGAAAGACTTGGCGAAACGAAACGTCATAACAGAGCACAGGAAGGCATCAGTGCGAGCAGACTGGCTTTAGCAAGAGCAAAGGAGGCACGTGTGGCTGGAGGCTCGGGAAGCGGCAGTAGTGGCGGTGTAGGCGGAGGCTATGGCTATGCTACTCCGTATGGCCGATTGGCAAGCAAGAAACAGCTTACGCCTCAGCAGGAATTGCAGGCTTGGGATGAAATGCGGCGTATTGGCATGATTACTCCTCAGAAGCAGCGTGAGCTGGTGCTTGCGCTGAACGGATATACTGCAAGTGACGGCACGGTAGTGAAGCCGAATATGTCGCAAGCACGCAAGATAATACAAGGCGCTATCAGTTATGGTCTGCTTGACAGCTCTGGCAAGGGCGAGTCGTTGAGAAAGACATTCAGAGACGGTTTTGGCTATACGGACGTAAGGACGAGCGCGACAGCCCAGCGAGGCGTGAACACTTCGGGCAAGAAGAAGGTGCGCAATGTGACGAAGACCGTATCGAAGAGTCAGGCGAAACAGATTAGGGAACAGCGCAAGGGCGCCAATCCTATCAGATGGCAAGGCTCGGGCAGTAAGCCGAAGCCCCAGAGCAAGCCTACGAACAAGGGCAGGGGTACAGACTGGAGTCAGTATGTGAAGTAACTATATAAACAATAAAATATGCCAGATAACAGATATTATTATTTCAAGGATGCCAAGGGAAACAGGCATACTGTGAACAAGGCAGCGTTTGACAATGACAGGGAGGGTTTTGCGAAGGCTTTCCCAGGTGCCCGTATGGAGGTGATAGACCGCAAGACGGGACGTAGAGGTGATGTTGACGTGAAGGATGCGGGCAGGGTCGGTGACTTCGGTGCGCATCTGTTTACGGGACAGACCGTGAGAAGGGAGAAGTATCAGCCTAAGACTTCTTTAGGTAAGGCAGCGCAGAGTGTTGCGCAGGAGAAATGGGGAGGTAAGGAGAGTGAGCTTGTGAAGGGTCTTAGGGAGGCTGACGCCTTGAAAAGACGCGATGAAGAGCAGATGCCAATAGACTACACGAAGCCGAGTGCTGTGAAACAGATGGTGGGCAGAACACACAGAGAGCAGCAGGCACTCGATAGACGTATAGAGCAGGCTGGACGTGAAGCAGGCAAGGACGTAATGAAACCATTGCGCGAGAAGGAGGCACGTCTGAAAACTCCAGTTGTGGATACAGGCGACGCGAACGTAAACGCCCACGTTATAAACACCCAAGAGCAAGCAGAGCGCCAATTGGCAGAGAGCGGTTTGGAGTTTGCTAACAAACACCTTGACGACTATGTGTCGGACAATATACTTAATGAGTTCAAGACGGCAACAACGAAAGGTGCAGCAGCAGAGTCGGCGTTAAGCAAGGCGTCTCCATTTGCTTATATGGCAGCTGGAAAGGCGTATAATGAAGCGCTTGACCCCGACAAGCTCTTGAAGCATCTGCAAGAAAAGGCAAATGCGGACATTGCAAAAGTCCTGTCACAGCCGAAGATGCAGGAGGAGATAGGGCTGAAGGCAGCAGCCTACGGCATCAGCCCAGAGGAGTACGTAGAAAAGAGCCTCATACCGGGACTGCAAGCGAAATTGGCGGCAGACTTTGACAAGAGCGAGTTGAGCCGTAGTATGCCGAAGAGCACGGCAGAATACATTCTTCGTGGAGTAAACGAGTCGATGCTTGGCACTATCATGTCTATGGGCATGACATCGAAGAAGCAGAGACAATACGCTCAGCAGGGTATGGCTATGACGGATAATGGGGAGAACCCTGATGTAAATCCTGGTATGGCCGCGAGAGTGGCACGAGGCACATTGGGCTTTGTTGCGGACGCCCCTGTATTTGGTGCAGCAGGCAAGGCAGGTGCAGCCGTAGCTGGCAAGGTATTCGGTAATGGTGTGGCACAGACAGCGAGGATTGCGAACAGTACTTTAGGTGGTCGTATAGCACGTATGGCAGGTTCGGGCATGGTAAGTCAGGGTATTACTGGCGTGCTGTATTGCTCGACGAATGCAGCTGTGCAGAACTACTCTACTGGCGACGACACTTCTATTGGCAATACCGTAAAGGTGATGGCTATGGGCGGATTGTCTGAGGGCGCGAGTTGGGCAACCATGGGCGGTATTGGCGGTGCTGTAGGAGCTGGAATCTATAACGTAAGTGGCGTGAAGCGTATTCCAGCCAAGGCGTTCCAGTTGGCGATGGAAGGAATAGGTATGCACATAGGCGGCAATGTGGCCAAGACTATAGAGGGGCACGATACAGACTGGACGAGCATTGAGGGTAACCTTGAGGCTTGCGCCAACGTCGTAGCCTTGAAGCTGACACATGCAAGACTGCCTAAGCGTTATGCAAAGGATGGCAAGAAGGAAAGCTATCTTGATATGGTGGCGAGAAACATTAATGGTCTTATGACATCGGACGGACAGAGAGCAGCCTTTGGTGGATATACCTTCACTAATGAGGAGAAGGAGCAGCTGTTCGGAAGCGCGTCTGCGCCGAAGCGCAATGAATCAATCTATGGATATGACGCACACAACAATCCGCTGACGAGAAAAGAGAGTCTGACATCTTGGGCGATGCGAGCAAAGAAGACCGCAGCCAAAGGGAAAGGCGAGGAGTCGTATAAGGACACAGACGCTGAGTTTGTGAAGACTGCCTACGACGAGATAATGGCAGACAACACCATTCCTTGGGACACAAAGGCTAAGTTCTCGGCTTTGGTTATGGGCACCGTTCCTTCGGCACGTCCGATGATGGAGAATTGCCGTATTGAAGGCGGCTCTGTGAACGAATACAGCAAGAATGGAGAACTGCTGTCGAAGAACAGCTTCAAGAGCATTGACGAGCTCAACTCCATTATTTACTCGCTGAACATGAAGCGTGAGGATCAGCGTCTGAGCAATGCCTATGGTGCTGCACAGATTAAGGATGAGAAGACGGCACAGGCAACTCTTGAAGCTGTAGCAGAGGCTAACGGCATGACTGCAGAGCAGTTGAAGGCTGCAATGGACAAGCAACCGCTTAGACGCAGCGATGAAGAACAGAACGCTTGTGTGGCTCTGAGAAAGGCTTACGAAGACGAGCAGTTTGTGCCTGGTACGTTGCATGCAGAGCAGTCGAACACTGAGGGCAAGGACGTTGTGGAGGAGAACGGTCTGGGTACTGAGACTCCTAACAATGAGGCTGCGTCTGAGGTGCTTGGTGACCTTACGAAGACGGAGGATGCCTTGCAGGCAGCTATGGACAGCAACGACGTGCTGAAGGAAGAATACGAGCGTATGCAGAAGGCAGGCATGAGCAATCCGCAGATTTACCTGGAACTGTTCAATTCCGGACTGACACAGGAGCAGCTTGCACCACTTGCAGACTATATCAACGCCCTCTCAAAGGCGCAGGGAATGTTCAAGGGTACGCAGGACAAGATTGTGGAGACGACACAGAAGCACGTCGGCCAGTGGAGCTATAAGGGCGAGCTGAACGGCGAAAAGCAGAACGGCGAGCAGATGATGTTCGTGAAGGACAACAAGGGCAGGGTGCTGATTGTCGGTGCAGGCGATGTTGCGTTTGACAGTGAGGGCAGAGTGCGTGACGGCGACATGCTGTCGGTGTATGACCCTGCTACCCGTGAAATGGACTTCGTGCATGCCAAGGACGTGACACTGGAACATACCACGTCAAGCGAGGAATACGCCAAGGACTATCAGAGACAGCTGGAGGAGTTGAACTCTGGAGCTTACGCTGCTGCTCAGCAGGAGCAGATTGAGAAGGGAAAAGTGAAGAGTGAAGAATCAAATACTGTTGAGGATAAGCCTTCCGAAGCCTCTCTAAGCTCTACTAAGCCTTTGGGTGAGGAGCCTTTGCCCGAGAATAATGTGGAGGCTGAAAAGAAGCCTGTGGCTACATTTGCGGACGGTACGCCTGTGCCGATGATGAAGGACTCGAAAGGTCGCGAGACTGCTGACTACTCGCAGATGACGGCAGAGCAGGGCGCGGAATGGATTGAAAAGACATTCGGCGAGGATGCTGAGGCTGTGGCAGATGGTAAGATTGAGCGAGCCAAGAAAGCATTGAGTAAAGCCGAGAAGATGAAGATAGACATGACTGCTGACGATGCGGACGTGTTGGAGGCTAAGGCTCAGAAGAAGGCGGCTATAGAGGCGGCTATGAAAGAGCTGGAAGTCTATACCAATATCAAGAAGGCAATGACTGAGAAGAAGGTCAAGGCTGGAATGGAGAAGGTAAGTGAGGTAGGTGAAGTAGGTAGTGTAGGGGTTGCTCGGGAGAAGTTTGAGAATGGCTTGCGCGTTGTGGGTAATAAGCGCACACGCACATTGGCTGACGGAACCAAACTGAAAGGACACTATGAGATTGTCGAGGCAGAAAGTCTTACTCCTTCGCATAATGCCAACGACGGATATAAGAAGAGCGAGGGTTTCCCCGTGAACGAGGAAGGCAAGACTATCAACGACCGTGACTATGAGAACGACAAACAGGCCCAGCTGGTAACGGACATGATTGCCATGAAGTATGACGGTCAGGCTGTAGACCAGGTGCCAGTCGTAACTACTGACGGCATTGTCGTAGACGGTAACGGCAGAACGATGGCAGGACAGAAAGCAGCCAAGGACGGAACCGACGGTGCTTATCTTGAAGCGTTGAAGGAGAACGCTGAGAACTACGGCTTCACGGCAGAGCAGATAGAGCAGAGCGGTATAAAGCATCCGCGACTGGTGCTTGTGAGTGACGAGCCGATGAAGTATGACACGGCTACATTCGCCAAGTTCAACAAGAACGAGAAGAAGGCGCAGGGTAATACTCAGCAGGCTGTGGCTAACTCGAAGAAGCTTTCGGCTGACGAGATTGGTGCTATTGTATCGGAGATTGAGGGAAGCGGTAGTCTTGATGCTTTCTTTAACAATCCGTCGGCAATAAATTCTTTGTTGACACGTTTGGTAGATAAAGGCGTGATTGGTCTGAACGAGGTGGCAGGATTGCGTGAGGGCGAGGACAAACTTTCGGCTTCGGGCAAGGACTTTGTGAAGAACCTGCTATTGGGCAGTGTGTTCTCGGAGAACACTATCCGTATGATGGGTGCTGACGCTATGCTTAAGACTAAAGCTCTGAACGGCATACGTGCCGTGACGGACAACATGAAACTTGGCGACTATGCTCTGATGAAAGAGATAGACAAGGCTGTACAGTTGCTGTACGAGGCACGTCAAGGCGGAAGCGGTGTGGATGCATACTTGCGAACTCCTGCTATGTTTGGCGAGAACGCTGCTGACAGATACGACCCTATCTCGCAGGCTATCGCTCTTGCTCTGGAGGGTAAGGCGGAGGATTTCCGCGAGCTGATGATGGCGTATAACAGAAATGCCGCTCCTTATGCGGATGCCAGTCAGACGGAAATGTTCGGCGAGAGACCAACGAAGGAGGATTTTGTAAACGAATTTTTGAAACTTAGAAACTGGAAGAACTATGAAACAAGACATTCAAGCAAAGAAGGAAATGGCGATGCTGGCAGCTCTGAGGGAACTGAACCGCAAGCGCGAGGAGGAAGCGAACCAACAGAAGGAGAAGGACTTGGTTCACGTGGAAATACGGGACAAGGGGAGAATATCGATGCTATACCTTCCAAGAAGGACAGCGGAACTCATGTCAAAAATACAGAAGGAGAATCCGGAAATATCGGGTTGGACAGCACTGACAAAGGCACGAGAAATGCTGAAGGACAGCGAGAAGTAGACAAAACTGTAAAGGATAAGCCTCACGAAGCCTCTTTGGAGACTTCTGGGGAGAACGCGGACGCGCCGAAGAGTGAGGAACCGCCAAAGACAAATCCGTTGGCTTGGTTGGCGCATACTGCTGAAATGTTCAAGGACGAGCAGGTGCAGAAGGCTAAGGACGAACTGGTGAAGGCTAAGGAGAGTGGTGACGCTTCTGATATAAAGCGTGCTACAGAGGAGCTGAAAGGGCTGATGGATGCTAAGTTGAGAGGAAACGGTATCGGCTTGGTGGAGCGACGTAGGATTATCGGTCGTGAGATTGGAAAGATTCTTGGTGAGGAAGCCGGCAAGGCAGAAGCCGAGAAGATAGATAAGCCTTGGGCTGACATGGAGTTTGACGAGCAGGTAGCCGAAACCGAGAAGAAGCCTCTTGATGCTGACGAGATTAAGAACTCTGATTGTGATGGCGTAGACAAGGCAAACGCCGTGGCCTATCTCAACGGAGACAAGAATATTATTAACACATTATCTTATTTAACAGTTTACGACAATGTTAGGAATAGAGAACGAGATTCTGTACCAAGTAGCGGAACAGAAGACGGAACACAGTTGGATGCTGCCGATAATGCAGGCGGCGAAGGATTGGGACGAACTGACAGCCGACCACAAGGAGTGGATAGCGGACAACTGGGTGGAAGCGAAGGTGACGGAAATCCTGAAAGAGGAGAATCTGTACAGTCAGGAGAACGAGTATCTGGCGGAGAGAGTGGCAAGGTACACGCTACTACTGCTGTTGGAGAACGGGGCGGTGAGCAAGTTCACGGAGGAGCATCCAGAGTGGAACCAGTATCTACTGGAGGTACTAAGCCCAGAGGAAGCCGTGGAGTACGTGGCACGGGACGTGATGTACGTGAGCGAGGAAATGAAGAAAGTGGCAACTTTAGTGATGAAAAAGCTGGTGAAGCTACCGGCGGACGAGGCATTGATAGCCGAAATCTGTCAACAGTAGAACAGATAGACAAGGAAATCAGCGACACTCAGTCGTTGGTTGACGATTTGTTCAACAGCCTTTTTGACGGAAGAACCAAGGGCAGTATCATAAGCGACCGTACAAACGCTTCTATCATTCCTTTGGCAAGCGACCATCTGTTGGGCAAGCTTGGTATCAACAAGCAGAAGATGGCCGTGTACAAGCAGTTGATTCCTGCGCTGACAAAGTTGGGCTATCTCCACATCAAGAAGGGCGTTGTGAAGCTTAACGACTGGATAGATGCCATGAAGGGCAGCTTCGGCGGTCACTTAACAAAGCTCGGCCTTAGCGATGAGGAGGTGTATGACTACATCAAGAACATGTGGAACTCCAATATCGAGGTTGACGGTGTGACCCATAAGCTTAGCGAATGGGCAAGCATTCTCGGAACGGAGCGCATGAAGAAGGAGATAGCTACGCCAAATGCCGAGAAGTACAAGCGTCAGGTGGCCGCCGAGCCTATCAAGGTGAAGGTGGGCGACAAGAAGAATATCGAGGAGACTCTGCCTTATCTGCTACCCCAACAGCAGGAAGACGTACTGAGAGCGGAGACGCAGTTCTTCGGCAATGAGCACGCGGACAGAGAGCACGCCTACGGCAAGGGCTACATGTTCACCAACGGCACGGGTACGGGCAAGACATTTACGGGACTTGGCGTTGCCAAGCGACTTGTGAAGCAAGGCAAGGGACGTATACTTATTGTAACCCCGAGTCAGAAGAAGGTGAGCGACTGGATAAAGGACGGACGCAACCTGAACATGGAGATTCGCGACCTTGACAGCATAGCCAAGGAGCGTGGCACTACTGCTACTACAGAGAGCGGTGAGGGCGTAGTGATAACCACATTCGCCAACTTCGGCGTGAATAAGAAGCTGCTGGAAACCAAGTGGGACGCTGTGATATACGACGAGAGCCACCGTATCATGGAGAACAAGAATGGTACGGAGACGGCACGCAGTATGCAGCACTACATGGTGACGAACAGAAGCGAGAACCACTGTTTCTTGAGATTGCAGGAGACGAACAAGGACTATCAGAAGATGAAAAGCCTTGGTGAGCGGTTTGACGCTGAGCGCGGCAAGGAAGTGAAACGTATACAGGACGAATACAAAGCGAGTCACCCGAGCGCGACACCACGTGACGTAGCTTATGCTACAAGCAGAATGTTGCCGAAGGAGAGAAACGGATTTACTCCTGGAGATTATGCCAGCTTCCCGAAGCTTGGCAAGATACACGCCGAGTTTGTGAAAGCATTGAGCCATTACACAAACGAAGTGGAGCCTAAACTTAAAGCGCAGGCAAAGAACGAGTGGAAGGACACGAAGACAATCTTCCTCTCGGCAACACCGTTCAACACTCGTGAGAACCTTGACTATGCGGAGGGTTACATCTTCAAGTATCCCGAAGTGGAAAAGGGCGGAAGAATTAGCGGACGCACACAGTTCTATCTTGACCACTTTGGAGCTGCATATAAGTTCCGCTACAACAGACTGGAGCAGAGCACGAGCAACCCCGAGGCTGTAGCCAAGCAGGAGATTGAGTTCTCGGACTATCTGCAACACACGTTAGGTACTATGAGCGGACGCATCATAGACAGTCCGTATGACTATTCGAGAGACTTCCCGACTGTATCTCCCGACCATGCTGAGGAGTTCAACCAAGCTGTGCAGGATGCCGTAAGAGGACACGGAGTGTTGGCAGACGCTTACCGTAGGACGATAGGCGACTATAATTATGGCAGCGCTCTGTTTGAGACTATGAAGGTGGCAAACATCATAGAGCGCATAAAGGCACATTTGGACGCAGGACGCAAGGTAGTGATATTCCACCGAAGAGTGGAGACAAAGGAGCCTTTGAAGCCGCCGTTCGCCTCGATGCTGGAGCAGGCAAACCGCTCGATTGCGTTAATGAAACCAGGCGAAGAGCAGAAGAAGGCTATACAGGCTGTGAAGGACTTCAGAAAGAAGTATGCCGACTTGTTGGAGTGGGAGCAGACATTGGACTACAGCATGCCGAGAGAGCAGATAGCCAAGGTGTTCGGCAAGGACAAGGTATTGTTCTTCAGTGGAAAGGAAAGCACGAAGGCGAAGGACAAGGCAGTGGACACCTTCAATAGCGACGATAGTGGCAAGAACATCATCGTGATACAGGAGGCGAGCGGAAAGGAAGGTATCTCGCTGCATGACACTACTGGCAAGCATCAGCGTGTGTGCATTACACTGGCGTTGCCTCAGAGTCCTATCACAGCATTGCAGATTGAAGGACGTACCTACCGTATCGGCAACAAGAGCAACGCCATATTTGAGTACCCGATATTGGGACTTAACTCAGAAATGATGCTGTTCGGACAAAAGTTCAACAACCAGGTATCGACAACTGAGAACCTTGCGCTTGGAAGTCAGGCAAGAAGTTTGAGAGACAGTTTCGCCAACGGTATATTGGAGCATAGCGGAGTGGTGCCTATCGATCAACAAGGAGTAGGAGGCAAGGAATTTGACGCGCCTAAAGACCAAAGCACGGACGGATTTGACAATGCAGTGCTTGACTACTACTCGAACCAGAAGTTGAACTCCCGCAACAGAGAGGGTGTAGACTATTTCCCAACACCTGAACCATTAGGCTATAAGATGATGGAATGGGCGAACATGGGCGAGGGTGACACCGTAATGGAGCCGAGTGCCGGACATGGAGCGATAGCACGATATGCTCCAAAGGGCAATCAGATGGTGGCAATAGAGCCAAGTCAGAGTCTGTTTGCCAAGTTGCAGTTGAAGGCAGGAGGCTTGGGACGAAAGTTCGTGAACACCATATTCGAGAACTACGACATCAGCAACAAGCATGATGTTGTAGTAATGAACCCACCGTTTGGTACGGCAGGAGCGACAGCCATTGCCCACTTGGGTAAGGCATTCAAACACTTGGAGGAAGGCGGTCGTGTGGTAGTCCTTATTCCAAGAGGTTCGACAGACAAGAAGTTTGAGAAATGGATTGAGGGCGAGAAGACCGCCGTAATGCGTGCAGAGGTGGCGCTGCCCGACATCGTGTTCAAGCAGGCAGGTACTAATGTTGTCTGCCGTGTAGTAGTAGTGGACAAGATAAGCAACGAGGCTATGCGTGCCAAGGCTGGCAGTGTGGAGAAGTGGAACTTGGGCGGACACTACGACAAGATAGAGGATTTCTTCGAGGATTTGCGCGACGTGGAAATGCCTGGCCGCATTATCGACACGAAAGCGATAATGATGAAGAAGAGCAAGCAGACCGTGAAGGACTTGAAGGAGTTGAAGAATGTGACGGTAGACTTTAACGAGGGCGGCATCAACGTGCGCGTTAGAGGCGACTGGAATGACTATTCCATTCCGTTTGACATGGATGGATATAGTGCCGAGCAGAAGAAGAAATTCCTTGCCAGTACATACGAGACCTTTGAACAGCAGGAACGTCAGACAAGAAACGAGACGAGCCAGGCTGTGCTTGCGGAGCTTAAGAAACTGACTTGCAAGTTGGCTGACATGACCGAGGAGGAAATGCAGCGATACTTGAAGAAGAAGTACGAGGGTAAGGGTGTGATGTACAGAATCGAGCATGCTGCCGAGGTGTATAACAAGGCGAAGCAGCATTACCGCATGGAACTTGGCAACACCTTCTCAGACAGCAAGGAACACTTTGACGCTGTGAGAGACAGAGCTGTGGAGGAGAAAGGTATCGTTATGCCTAATCTGAATAAGGAGAAGGTGAAAGTTGTAGAGGTTGAGAAGCATGGCTTTGGAGAAAACAAGGCAGATGCTATTAAAAATGCACGTATATGGGCTAAAGACAATCTCGCTACAAAGAATGGCGATATGCCGACTATGCGCGATGGCACACCTTATATTATAAGCAAGGCAGCAATAGACAAATATCTTTCCAATAGCGCAATATCAAAAAGCGAAGACCCATTTGTTCACCTTTCCGTTCTTCCAAAGTTGACAGATGTTATACATGAAAGCATCGAGGCAGAGATACACCCGGATTACAAGAAGGGTGAGGACGGATTGCGTAGTGTAGAGAATGGATACGGAGAAGGAGTTTTGGTGCATAGACTTTATGGCGCAGTAGAGATAGACGGTAAAACATACCGTGTGAAGACTACTATGCAAGAGTTCAGAGGAGGGGAAGAAAACAAACCTCATAGCTATGAGGTAACAAAAATAGAGCTGCTTGACTCCCCTGGAAAGCGAGAAAATCCCGACAGACCACCTTTGGTTTCATCAAACAACTCTATTGATACTGCAAAGTTACTGCAAGGAGTTGAGAAATCCTACGATTCGGGCAAGAAATTGCTTGATGAGAGTAAAAATTTAACAGATGGGGAGACTTTCTTTAGGAAAGAGAGTGATAAGTCTGGCTATGCCTCACTGGGCCTATCTAAGCCGACTGAGCCTTTGGTTGATGGCGATGCTGCGCCTTCTGTTAGCGAGCGGATTGGTAAGGCTATTGACAAGGCTGTGGAGAAGACTGGTGGTAAGGTGAAGATGGTGAACTCGGTTGAGGAGATTGGCAACGAGGAGGTGCGCCGTGACATTGAGAACGGCAAGCAGGTGACTGGCTGGTATGACGAGAATACAGGCGAGGTGCATCTGTATATGCCGAATATACACGACTCGTATACTGCGGAGAAGACCGTTTGGCACGAGACCGTGGGACATAAGGGCATGAGAGGATTGCTCGGAGACAAGTTCAACGACTATATGAGAGGTCTGTGGCTGGACTTGGACAATCCTGTGAATGCCGAACTGAGAGCCTATGTGAAGGAACGTATGGGCAAGGACTCTATGGGATTCTATGACGCTATAGAGGAGTTCATCGCCGAGAGTGCCGAGAAGGGCAAGGGCGAACCCGGGTTCTGGAACTACATCAAGAACAAGGTGACAGATGCCTTGCACGAGATAGGCTACAGAATATCGCCTAACGTGAAGGACGTGAAGTATATGCTGTGGCTGGCGAAGAACGTTCAGAAGAAGGGTAATGATCCGTGGTGGAAGATGAGGGCTGATGCCGTGAAGTGGAAGATAGAGCACGAGAATGTGGAGTATACGAAAATACACGGTGGCGAGTTCTACGAGAACGACGGCAAGAGCCACGACTTTGAGGACATGAGCCGTGAGGAATGGGACGAGGCTACTGACGGACAGATACACTACCGTACAGCCCCGAGTGCTGCCACTGCGCTTGACCGATACCATTCTATGCTGAACGCTCACGGCTATATGGCTACAGAGGCGTTTATGGACAACATGCTTTCGCTTGACAAGCTGATGAAGGCTGTAGACCCGTCAATCAAGAAGATAGAGGACGTGAAGAGTTCGATGAACCCTTATGTTCTGCAGAACACCATGCAGGGTGCGATGAGCGACAAGATGACTCTGTTTGAGCACCAGGTGATGAAACCGCTGGACAAGGCTATGAGCGACGTGCTGGACAGCTTTGCAGGCAAGAACACCGAGGAGAAGATAAGAGAGTGTAACCTGTACATGATAGGCAAGCACGGACTTGAAAGAAACAGAGTGCTGTTCGTTAGAGACAAGATAAGGGAAGAACGAAGAGTGAAGAGTGAAGAATCCAATAGTATTGATGCGTTGGAAGCTTCTTGGAAGGGCGAGAGAAATATCCTTGGAAAGAAGCTGCGTTCGGGACAGATAGACCTAAGGGAGTACTACCGTCAGATGGACGAATGGATTGTGCAGAACATCGACAAGGACTTCAAGGCAGAGGAACATGACTATTCGGGTATGCACGGTCTGCAAGAGATTGACGACTTGAAGAGTCCTTATGACGATGCTGGTGCTATAGACTCCGTGATGAGTCAGGAGGCGAAGATGGAGAGCTTGAAGAAGGGTTCGGTGGATAATCTCTGGAAGAGAATAAAGGACGCCACGGACTACTCTATCGACTCGGACTACGAGAACGGACTGATGGACAAAACACGCCACGACCGCGTGAAGAATATGTTTGACTGGTATGTACCACTGCGCAAGTATGACGAGGCTACCGCTGAGGACGTGTACGGATACATAAGCGGTGATAACGGCAAGGGCTTTATAGGCGAAACACTGATGAACGCCAAGGGCAGAAAGAGTCTGAGCGACGTGAACGTGCTGGCTCAGATTGGTGCCATGGGTAACCGTGCGATAAGGAACGGCGGACAGAATGCCGTGAAGCAGGCGTTTGCCCGATTCGTGAGAAACAGCGGAGAGCAGAACCTTGTGAAGGAAACGAAGGTGTGGGTAGAGAAGAAAGGCACGGACATGAACGGCAACGACATCTGGGAGGAGGCTTATCCTCAGATACCCGACAATGCGAGCGCTCATGATATAGCAACCATTGTGGATGCCTTTGAAACAGACATGAAGACGAAGCAGGCTAAAGGCGAGGCAAAGACGCTGAGCAACAGCACGGACATAGGCTTCAAGTTTGCGAGGGCGAAGAACAAGAGCGAGCACTTCGTGGACGTGAAGATAGCCGGACGTACACACAGATTCGTAGTGATGGGCAATCCTCGTGCTGCACAGGCTCTGAACGGCATGCTGGAGAACAGTTCGCCCAACAGCGCACTACTGAAAGGACTGAAGAGCACTATACGCTTCATGGCTCAGATGGCCACCTCGTACTCACCGGAGTTTGTGATGCGTAACATCATACGTGACGCGGAGTTTGCATCGAGCAACGTAACGGCAAAGGAGGGTGTGATGTACGGCAAGAAGTGGCTGAGATACTATGCGGAGCTTAACCCGCTGAATGTGGCATACAACGAGGGCGCAGGTGCCTTGAAGAGCTTGAAGTGGAAAGACCTAAAGGAGGGCGTAGGCATGGGCCTGTACGCACGATACAGAGAGGGCACATTAGGCAACTCGAAGATGGAGCGCTACTTCAAGGAGTTTATGGAGAACGGCGGTGAGACCGGATGGGTGCAGGTGAAGACGATGCAGGAATGGGAGAAGGATTATAAGCGCGACGTGAGCCGTGAACACAGCAAGGTGGCGAAGACTGGCAAGGCGCTTCGTGACTTCCTCGTAGGCAACGTGGAGAACCTGAACGAGGTGGCAGAGAACATGGCGCGATTTGCGACCTTCTGTACATCAAGAGACCTCGGACGCTCGGCTGTGAGAAGTGCCTATGATGCCAAGCAGGTGTCGACGAACTTCAACCGTCACGGCTCGGGTGATGCCATCAAGACGTTCAAGAACGGTGAAATGGGCACGAGCAAGGAAATGCGCAGAAATGTGTACGGCACCATTGCGAGCTACCTAAGGAACTACTCGATGTTCTTCAACGCTGGCGTGCAGAGCACACACTTGCTCATGAACAACGTGAAGAAGGCGCCTGTGGGTACTGTCGCCTCAATGATGGCTATGCCTTTCGGGCTGGGCATAATGGCTGCTGTCGTGAACAACGCCATGATTGCGAGCGAGGACGAGAAGAAGCGTAAGGGCGTGAAAGACCCGTATGGCGAGTTGCCGGAATACATAAGGAGAAACAACCTGTGTATATATAAAGGTGGCGGTGAGTTCGTGACCATTCCGCTTGCGATTGAGCTGAGGGCCTTCTACGGACTTGGTGACATTGCAGCAGGTATGACTGCAGCAAAGAACGTGAAGAGTACGAGAAACGCAGCAATGGACGCTGTGGGCTGTATGTCGCAGCTGCTGCCAGTAGTGGACTTCATGAACTCAGCTACCTTTGACAAAGAGCCAGGAAAGGAACTCTTGAAGGGTGTGTCGCCTACTGCTTTTGCTCCATTTGTGGAATGGTGGCTTAACAGCGACTGGAAGGGTACGCCGATACGCCGAGAGGGTGACTACACGAAGAACCGTCCTGCATGGATGAATGCCTACAGCGGAACTCCCGAGAAGCTGATGGACTTGAACAAGTGGGTGAATGCCAAGACTAACGACGTGGCTCCTGGCAACGAGAACATGAGGGGCAACAGTCTGCTTGACGAGGCTACTGATCCTGCAATGCTGAACCATATCATAGGAACTCTTGGCGGTGGTGCTGCCACATTCATAACCCGTGGAACTGGACTGGTGTTGAAGTATGCTGACGGTCGGGAACAGGAGATTGAGACCAAGGACATACCATTCTTGCGTTCGCTGATGTACACTCCTTCGGAACAGACGAGCATGGCAAGAACGAAAGCGAAGTGGTATGGCTACAAGGAAAGCATGGAGAAGGGCACGAGCAACTACTCGATGCTGAAGAACAAGAACGTTCCGCTGACGGAGAGAATACGTAACGCTGCCGACAGACACAGATTCGAACAGTCGGCTGACTACGCAAGAATCCGTATTATCAAAGATGCCGAGAAGCAGATGAAGCGCTGGAACAAGATGAAGCGTCTGAACGCTGACGACAAGAAGCAGGTGGACTTTGCCAACAAGAACATCGAAATGATAATGCAGAAGGCTGTGGAGCAGATGGATAAGGTTAGTGATGATTAAGGCTGGGGCTTAAGGAGGGTAATGAGCCTTACTGAGCCTTTCTAAGCCTTACTGAGCCTTTGGTGATTAGGGTTATTAATTGCTAATTATTGATTATTAGTGTTTAATTTTGATACGCAAACTTGGTTATGTAGCTAAGTTTGCGTATTTTTGTATCGAAAACCCACAGCCTTATGACCAAACAGAATTATGATATAACCCGTATGCAGCGTGAAGACTTGGCAAAAGCCTATCGTGACGTATATCCCAAGTGCTGGAGCCAGCAGGAGGTATGGGACAAGATAGCGAAGCATCCTGCGCCACGTTATTACGTGTCAGCGAAGGAGGCTTACGAGAAGCTGCGAAGGATGGTTGTGGGTGACTTCTCGATTGTGGACGCATTGGGCAGCAACAAGCAGAGGCTGTACTACTCGCTGTTTGAGAGGATGCAGGAACTGACTCAGAGAAAGGAGTATATAGGCAAGTCGCTGTGGTTTCTATGCCCTATTATAGTATCACAACCAGCGCCGGAGTTCTTCATGGCTCCCCGCACGATTAAGGACACGTTTGTCAAATGCAGACTTTATGGTAAGGATTTCAGACATGGCGAAGTGTATGGCAGTGGACGTAAGAGTAAAGCTGCTGCTGACAACGCTAAGCGTCGTGCTGCTGATGGCAGGCAGTAGACTGGAGGGTTTCAGTGCGCACGGCGGACTGCTACCTCACTTCACTTATAGTTTTCTGCATGCGAACGTGTGGCATATGGCAGCGAACCTGTTTGTGCTATGGGGCGTGAGACAGCGCATGAACGTAGCGGTAGGCTATGTGATAGCCGTGGCTGCGAGCTGGATGCCGATGTGGGCGGACAAGCCTACTGTGGGTATGTCGGGTATGCTGTTTGCGATGTTCGGTATTATGTGGGGCAAGACGGGAAGATGGAAGGAATACTTGAAGGCAGGAATGCCTGTGATATTGATAATGATGCTTATACCAAACGTAAATGGTTTGCTACATTTGTACTGCTACATATTAGGTTTTGTGTTTTCGTTTTTAAGATTTAAGGTTAGTTAGTTAATTGAATACTTTTTTCATTATTTGGGTGCTGTCGCCGTGAGGTGCTGGCACCTTTTTTTATCTTATCTTGTTGGTGAATCGTGGGGTGAAGTCGATGACTGTGCCAGCGAAGGTGTCAGATGCCGAGATATTGGAGAGAGTGTAGCGGAAACGATAGTACTTCCATGGCTTACCGTGGAGGGAATACAGCTTGTTCCACCTGTGGCAATCGTTGGATGCCCAGACTGTCAGCTTGAGAGTTCCGCCAGCAGAGTTGAACAGATGGACTATCTGATGGATGGTCTTGAGCTGTATGGACGAGCCGAGCTTGAGGGGGCGTGTTGTGAACGTACCGGAATAGGTCTGAGTGTCGGCTTGGGCAACAGGTATCTTGCTGAAGGAATAGACGTTATTATTGGAGTCTTGCAGTAGGGTGTCGGGATAGTTGGACACAGCTCGCTGCATGCGCTTAGAGCCGAGGGATATGGTGGCGAAAGTTCCGTCAAGAAGATTATAGACGTATGCGTAGTCGTAGCTGACGTTGTAGATGAACAGCAGCGAGTCGCGATAGTCGTAGGCGAGGAACGCATTGCGCACGAAGGTAAGGAAGCTGACGGTAGCGTCGGAGTACGGCGAATTGGCTCCCGATAGCTGGGGACTGACACAACGGACTGTACCGCCAGATACAGCCATGAGTCCCTTGTCGGAGGTGAAGTAGACGACATTGCCCGTGGGTGTTATTGACTCGGGATTGTTGCAGACTTCGCGCGAAATGGGGTAGGACGCTGAGTAGAGTCCTTCGGAGTTGACGGACAATCCGTAGATGCCTTCAGTAGTGAAGACGATGAGCGGATACTGTCCGAACTGTCCCTGTGAGATAGGCTCGGTGTTGGCAGCGATGCCGAGTATAGAGCCAGTGCCTACGGTGTTGTCGCCCGATGCCTGGAAGACGAATGGGTTGTTGACAACGGAGGTGAAGATTTGGGAGTCGAGGACTTCGTAGGAGGAGGTGGGGGAGGGAGGAGACGACACGTTGGAAGATGTCATTCTATTAGTAAGCGGTAGATACCTAAACGCGTATGCACCATTGAGATACGGATGCGTTTTGAGCGGTATCTTTATTCCACGACTGTTTGATGTGTCCCATACAACGACATCAACGGCTCTTGGGTCGGGGTAAAAGAACCAAGAATCTGCAACCTTCAAGTCTTGTGGCCAAGGACTAGTAGAAGAAGCGACTATCATAGATGTAGAAGTAGCAATATGGACATAAAATCTTAGCGAACCTTCAGCACTTGACGAACTGTTACTCGTAAGCGTTGCACACGTAAACATATTCGCTCCTTTGAATGGCCGACGTTTGACGTTGAGTAAATTGATACGACTGTTGTAAGTCAATACTTGCTGTGGCACGATAGAAGTCCATCCATAATAATCGTCAACTGGGAGCTGCTCCTGAGAAGTAAGAGTAGCAACCACATTGGATGCTATAGTAGGGGAAACGTAATCAGACGTATTTACGCTTTCAACTCCAACTGAGAACAACTTGTAGAACTGTGTTTTTGAAATCATTTCGTTAATGATTTCATTGTCGGACTTGTAAGTCGGGACTATAACGTCGCGGGCATCATATTTACCCTTTTCGAAATGGTATATTCCGTCATCTTGCAGGACAGGAACGCCTGGAAGAAGACCACTACCATATGTAGGTGTTGTAACAAGAGTGCGATAAGTGGTTTCGGAGGTTTTTGACGGTAATTCTATTCTCCATTCCTTATCAATATAAAACGGCATGACATCGTCTGTGGCGAATACGACAAACTCCTTTACTATATCCTTCCATTTGTCAATGCCTTGAGCCTCTATGCGATATTGAAACGGTGCGTAGAAAGGGGCGTACATAAAGCATTCGGAAAAATCCGTGGTCTCTTTGTAATCGCTTGCAGTAACTGGAGTGAAGTAGCAATTGCGGTTGACTGTCGGATAACAAGCGACTGGTACAGAAATGCGTGCGTATGACCCATCGTAAAGCCGCATGGCACAGCGCACAAAGAACGGGAAGGCAAACCGGTTGTTTTCCTTGACTATTCTGATAAGTTCTGCCACATGGCCTTGTATGGCGTTTTGTACGTTTGCTTCGTTTGTTGAACCTTCATTAACTTCATGGTGAAAAAAGAAGCTTTCGTTGTCAGTGGGTTTTATCTCACCTTTCCACGCTGAACATCCAGTAAACTTTCCATTCGAATAAGAAGCTTTATAAAGTTGAGATGAAGTCATGCCTTTAAGAAAGCATCCTGTATTACCGCCAAGGGGGAGATTAGCCCATTCCTTAAATGCGGGGTAGAAATCGTACGTCGGCAGTTCTGTACCGAGGTCGATGTATGAGCCTTCCTTGAAGAGTATGTAGTGCAGTCCGCTACTGGTGGCTACTACGAGGGTGTTGCCTACTGAGGAAATGTCGTAGACTTTGCCGACCGAGAACGAGCCATTGTCTTCGGTGATGGAGTCGTTGTAGAGAGTGCCGCAATAGAGTGTATCGCTACCGTCGTAGGTGATGGCATTGGCGTAGTCGGCACCTTTGTGGATATAGAGCAGTCTATTGTTCGTCTGTGCGAATTGCTTTGCATGTCGGAGGGGCTGCATTTCGCCGTTGCGGAAGATAAGGTCGCGCGAGGCGGAAAGTTCGGTGTCGTCGGACAGGAGGTCGGACGGTGAAGTTGTGATGCCTTTGTTGAAAGATAGGGATTTTTGCATAGTGGATTAATTATTTAATGGGCCTTACTGGGCCGACTGGGCCTTTCTAAGCCTTTGATTATGGGGTGAGCCTTTGATATTTTTTTTATTCTTAGATTGAGGCTTCGGTGCGTACGCCGTCGGAGTGGTGCTTGAGTCCTTCGTCGGTGCGCCAGCGTGGAAGCTCCATTTCGTGGGTGGATACGTAGAGGGCAATGGCGGTGGACATGAGAACGTCATCGTGATTGCCCGAGCCTTCGATGTTGCCGAGGGAGCCGTCTTCCTTTCGCTCGTAGATGCGCAGCTCGTGATACATTTCGGTGTCGGGTTCGTGCCAGAGTCGGTCGTCGACGAAGGCTTCGAGATTGTCGATGAGCCAACCCTTTGTAATCTTGTTGGTCTGAAAGCCGTACTTGGCGAGGACGTTGCCAGCGGTGTCTTCGGGAGAGGAACGACGCTGGTAGAGATTGGGATAGTAGTCGGCAATCTCGTTGATGATAGAGCCGAAGTGGTCGCCCTCGGTGTTGTTGTTCTTCTCACGGTCGGCGGTGTTGGACTCAATGACAAGCAGAGCATCGTCGTAATAATGAGCGAGAGCAGCAGCCTTCCATGCAAGCACGTCGTGACGGCAATGTCCACGATAGCGAGCCACAACACGAGGCTTGTCCTTGACGGAGGGCATTATGCCCATACGGTCGAGTACGGTCATGACGGTGTAGTCGGACGTTGAGGACTTGCCACCGATGTCGACGCTGACCACATAGCGGTCGGAAACACGCAGAATCTGATTGTTGGGCAGGCTCCAAATTTTAAGTTCGCCTTCGCCATCGTCACGAATGGTAATCTTGGAGTCGCGAATGGTGTTGTAAGACTTCTTGCCGGAGGTGACGATGTCGGCAAGGAACTTGGGCTTCTTGACTTCGCCATGACGGAGGTCGTCGATGGAATAGGGATTGAAGACAAGGTTGCCGGAATTGCGGAAAGCCTCCTCCTCGTCGATAGGTGCCTCAGTGGCGCAGAAAGCATGAGTCTTGAACTTGTTGCGGAAATTGCGATACCAGTTGATAGCCTGGAAACAAGCTCCCTTTTCCCACATACGCCAAAAGAACTTGCCCGTTTCGCGAAAACCTTTAGGACAGGTGGAGCGGTCTTTGTTGCGCAGCAGCCACTCGGCAAAAGCCCGAACATCTTCGACAGGCTCCATATCGTTCTCGATGATGAAGCAAGGGATGAAGATGAAGGCATAGGCGTCGTTGTTGGACGGATCCATGGCAAGCTGGCAGCGGTCGTAGAAGAATCCGGAAGCACCACGGCCAGTAGACTCGAAGACCTCGATGTTGTCCTCAATGTTGTGAATACCACCGGAGATAGACGAGATAACGCCTTCGGGGTCGTGCTCGGGTGTCTTCTTCCAATAGGCGACCTCGGAATAGTGGGCGCAGTGGAAGTTGTTGCCACGGACAGCATCGAAGTTGTCGAAGGAGGCAACGGTAAGCGTAGAGCGACGCAGAGCCTTGTTGCCGTCGGTGACGATGAAGTCGTCGGGTGAGTTTTCGTAGGGCGAGAGCATGAGCTGTACGCCCGGGTGTCCGATAGTCCAACCCTTCTGTCGTTCGACAGCCTTGCGGTACATGGCCTTAATCTTCTTTGATGTGGACTTGACCTGCGAGAGGACGATGGCGTTCCAACCGTCGTGACGGAAGTCCTGCATCCACTTGATGTAGAGCTGCGTGAGAGTAGAGCCACCCCACTGACGAGCCTTAAGGATAACGACACGTATGGCTTTCTTCTCGTGGCGCAGCTTCTCGAAGAGTGCTATAAGACGACGCTGGGGATAGTTAAGACGAAAGGGAATCATATCGCCCGTGTTCTTGTCCTCAATCTTATCAGTACAGAAAAGGGCGAACTCGGGGTCTTCACGGAAACGTACCTTGAAAATCTCAAATGTGAGGAGAGCGCGTAGCTTCTGCGTGTCGGGCGAGTCTTCGTCGTAGTCCTTGCGGAGGACATGGATGAGAACGTCCTTCAAAGTACCGTAGTGCTGCAGGTTCTTGTAAAGGAGGGTGCGCATGCACTCCTTGGGAACGTACATCTTGGGTATGATGAAGTCGGGTATTTCGAGACAGACACGTGACTCGAAACCGTAGCAGCCGATGCCTGTCCACGGGTCGTAAGGCCCGTAGATTTCATTGTAGCGAGATTGGTTTTCGGCTACTAAAGCATCTATGTCACGGTCGGTAATGAGCATTTTGTTGGGTGATTTTAATGGGCCTTACTGGGCCTTTTTAGGCCTTTCTGAGCCTTTGGTTATGGACTGCTGATAAACATTAATAATTAATCATTAATCAGAGTCCTTCGTACTCCTTTAGTTCTTCGAAGTCGGCATCTTCGATGCGTGGAACGGGGTTGGCACCGATGGCGAGAGGGTCGTCGGTCTTGGTGGTGGATAGTGCCTGAAGTTCCTGGAAATCCTTGTTGATGCCCACGGAAACGTTGAGCTGTGACTGCTTGGGGACAACGTGCTTCTGCATGTCGTGATAGAGGAGCAGCCATGCCTTGGGATCGTGCTCGGCAAGTTCGGAGAACAGCTCTTCGAACTTCTCCTGATTGGTTGAGAGGAGGTCGCGAATGAACTCCTTCTGCGCCTTACGTCCGGCAGGAAGCAACTTCTTGCGTCGCTCGGATATGAGTGGGATGTCGTCGAGAGTCTTTGTCATAGTGAGGGAAATTTTGAACCTTGATGATGAGCCTTGCTGGGCCTCTTTGGTGGGGACTTGGGGTGATAAGCCTTTCTGGGCCTTTTTGAGCCGACTGAGCCTTTGGTGAAATTTTGGGGTGCAATCGCCTTTAGAAGGGGCTTAGGTGCTTGTGGACTGTGCCGGGAATGACTCGGCAGGAGAGGGCACGGATGCTGGTAAGGCCTTCTTCGAGAGATTGCTTGCGGTCGATGGTGCGAAGGTCGCGTGAGGAGAGCACAAGAGACATGTATTCGTAGAGGGCGCCGTCAACTACATACTGATGAATCGCCTGGACAAGAGAGTCGTAGACGGTGGCATCCCAGTAGTCGGGCATGAGAAGCGAAATCTCTCGTTCGTCCCACTCCTTGAGGTCGTTGAGACGGGTGACACCTTCGGGTTTGAGAACGAAAGCGGAAAGGCAATTTTCAACACTGGCTATGTACTTGTCGAACCATCGGAAAAGTATAGGACGGTAGGTGTCGGACTCGGACGTGGCAACCTCGGTATCGTTGTGCGCTATACGTGCTGTCCTATCAATCATGCCGGTAATGGAATCAACATCATAGAGGAGCTGGTCGGCCTGTAGGAAAATATGCTTGACGGAGTGTCCGTAAGCACGACGTGGCTGTTGGGGTGCAAGCGGGTTGGGGATTGGATTCCATCCCCTTTCGCGTGAAGCCATGTGCGGATGCAGTTCGGAAAAGTCGTGATTCATATAGACATTGTTTTGGGTTAATGCTCTTTGGAAACTATGACTGTAAACTCTGCGTAGACGTTGTCGGAATGGCGAGAGAAGAGGCGTACCTTGGAAACGCCAGTGTTAACCGGACGAAGGACGAATGTCTTAGGTTGGGCAGAGCGCACGATGTGTACAATGCCTACGTCTTCGGAACGTGCCTCGATGTCGTCAACAGCACCGCCGTTAAGGCTGTAGGAAACCGTTGCGTCCTCGTCAATAGGAAGCGTGACTTCGCCCCCATTGTCGGAGCCGTCGACCTTTGCAGTGATAGAGGTGGGGAACTTGACGGTGGGGACACGTGGCGCTGAGAGGATGAAGCACTTGCGTATGTCGGATTCGTCCTTGACAAGAGCAGCCTGATAGGGTTCAGCCTGCTTGGCGTTGGTGGTCTTTATCCACCATTGCATCGTAACGTAATCCTCGGCATACTTGGCGCTCAGCCGTGCCAATGTGTCCGTCAGCGTACCGTTGAACCGATGCGACACCGATAATGTAAACTCCACGATGTCGTCAGTCTTCTCATTGTAGAAGATTGCATTGTCGCCAACGGTCTGAGGTGTAGGCACAAGGTAGTCGACGAATATGGTTTTCAGAGTTTCCAAGGCAGCGTGGAAATCGGAAGTGAACACCCGTTCGTGGAGAGCTTCGTCGCCAGCCGTTTCGCTTGCCACAAGAGCGTTGTTGGCTCCCGCGGTAATCTTGTCCATCTGTCCCTTAAGGAAAGTGGCAGACTGGAACGCTTCACGGACAAGCGACTTTATGATTTGAAATTTGATTATCATAGTATGTACTATTTATTGGTGAATAAATCAGTTGCCTGTAAAATCCGTGCCGTCGTCGTTGCACATCTTCCCGTTCACGGATGAGTATTCGGCTTTTGCCTGCAATGGCGAGGAAATGGTGAACGACTTGCGTATGCGGTCTTCCAAATCCTTCATCATGGCGGCATGTGGTTCGGCCTGTGGCTGCTGTCCTGCTGACAGCCACCACTGATAAGTCATGTATTCCTCGACGTACTGCTGCGAGTAGTTGGCTATGGCATCAGTGAGAGCACCGTTGAAGCGTCGTGATATGACAATGATGATGCTTGCAGAGCCTTCGCTGCTGGAATAGGAAGCCGATATAGAAGAGTCGCCCACCGACTGATGGTTGGGTGAGAAAAAATCGACATAGACGGACTTCAAACGTTCTACGCCTCGCACAAAATCCTTTGCAAGTTTCCGTTCGTGTACGGTTATGTCGCCAGCGGTTTCGTTGTAGCGGAGCTTGTCAGCTCCCTGCTGTGTTGACGAGTCGATAGAGCCCTTGATGTAGGTGTCGCTCTTGACTGCCTCTATAGCGAGTGGTTTGGAAATGGTGAAAGTTATCTTCATAATCAAATTGTTTTATTGTCAATTGCTGTATCCGTCGTTTTTTTCGCTGTCTTCAACTGTTGCAGTGGCGCTTATGTTGTACGCTGAGGAAGAGGTACGAGGCTGCTGTTTCGTGAAAGCCATCTTGACAAGCGAGGCAAGCAGATGTTGGGCATCGGCTGTGTACTTTGGCGCGATGTCGGGTGCGAACATATTGATGACCGACTGCACAGTGCTGGCTATGAGGTAAGACAGCAAAGCTGCCGAGAATGCCGAGTCCAAGCCATTGTTCCAACGGGTGTTGTCAATCACGAATGTCAGACTTGAGCTTTCCGTGAATGATGTTATTATGGGTGATAGTTCGGCGACGACGATGTGTGCAGCCGACTTGGCGAATGTCGGCATTGCGCTTTCTTCCAATGAAGAGAGCGTAGCCGTGGAGAAAAGGGTTTCGCCCGAGGCTGTCTTGTGATGCTTGCCGATAATGGAGAGTTGCTGTTTGGCGGCAGCGGTGATATCGGATAGGGTAACGGATATTGACATTGACATAGTGATTTTTTAATTTACTGGGCTGTTGGTGATGGGCCTTACTGGGCCTTTCTAAGCCTTACTGAGCCATTGCTTAGAATTGCTTGATACCTTATTGTTATTGCTGTAGGTATTGCTGTGCTTGCTGGACTGCCTGTTGGTCGGCACCGGGGACGATGCCGTCTTGCGGTGGCTGTTGCTGCATTGCTGCCTGTTGCGCTTCAAGCTCTGCCTGCTGGCTCTGAATGTCCTGTAAGAGACGGTCGGCAAACGGGGCGTTGAGGTTTTGCAGATACTGAACGACATTGATAGCACCAAGTTCGAGGAGCCTGTCGAGCTGGTCGTTGATATTGTTCTGATAGGCAGCGGTGGCAGCTGCGTTCTTGATTGAAATCTTGAACTTGATGTCGCGTGCAGCCATGCGGTCGTACTCCAATGTAGACGTGTAGTCGCGATTGAATATGATGCGTCCGTCTTCGTAGTACTGCTTGATCATCATGCACTTCTTCTGTGCGACGTTCTCGGTGAACGACTCGATGTCCTTCAGGATTGAGTAAAGTGAGGTGGAGGCATTCTGTGACTCCTGGGCGTAGCGTGAAGCAGAAGTTCCGGCTGTAGGAGTCTTACCCTGTAGAGCACCCGACACATTGGAAACCTCACGGATGAGATTAAGCTCAATCTGTAGGAGTTCGTTGGTGCCGAGATTGACAGCGTTGGACGTAATGATATCGGGGCGTGAGTTGGGCAGAGTAGCCTTTGGGGTGTAGAATATCATTCCGTCGTACTCGGTGGCCTGTTCGGCAAACTGGTCGGGTGTCATACCGTCGAGTACCTGCGTAGGCACGAGCATAAGACCCTTGGCAGAGGAACGTATCGCCATATCGTTCATGATGATAAGGCGGTTGATGTAGCGCTGCTGGTCGATGATGTTGCCCATGAAGGGATGAATCTCGCCGTTGATGTAGGGATAGAGCTTGACGGTGAAGGGATGGGACTTGAAGTCGTAGGGCGACTCGCCACGGCAGAGGACAGTTCCGTCGGGTGCCATGTAGGTGTAATACCAATACTTATCTGCCACCTTCTTGGCTGTGATATAAGCCCGTTCTTCTGGCGGAACACCCATGAGGTCGTACTGACGCTTGCGCTCTGCGTTCTTGGCGTTGAGCTGGGCAATAAGAACCTTGTCGTCGCACTCGATGCGGAAATAGGCATCAGACTCGTTGGTGGCAATAGGGTCGTAGCACTGATAGCGATACTTGGTCTCGGTAGTCCACGCCTCAATGACACGGACGCAATGGCCACGACGTGACGGAATGTCGAACGAAATGTTAGACAAGTCGTTGGTGTCGTTGTGTAACGTGCCCTCGGTAGAAACGTCGTCGGGGTCGATATTGAAGATACGGTTGAGACGGTTGACATCAAGTCCGTACTCGTCCTTGGCAAACTTCTTATAAAGGTCTTCTCTTGAAACGTCATGAAGCACACCGATGAGCGAGAAGTCAAGGTGTCGGGGGTCTGAACCACCCTCCCAGAAGACATAGTTAGGCTCGATATAATCAGTCCATGAGTCTTCAATCTCCTGTTCGCGGTCTTCGTATGACTCACGGCAGACCACTACTCCACCGATGAGATAATCTTCGAGAACGTGCTTAAGAAGGTCTTCCATCTGCGTGTTCTGCCAGTTGCACTGCATTGTGGCAGACATCATATCGGAGAGAGACTGTGAGGAGCGTGTGCGTGCGAAGCATACAGGCTCGGTGCCCTGCTTGGCATAGAGTCCGACGATGGTGTTGAGGATGGAGACCATGACGTTGTTGGAGAGAGGAACAGAGCCTTTCTTCTTGAGATATTCGCGCTCGGTATAGTCGTAATAGAACCCGTTCTTGTAGACCCTTACGGTGTCGCCCCACTGGTCGCCGTAGCAATATCGCTTAGCCCGGTCGCGTGCGAGGCGTACAGCTTCAAGATTGTTCCACGCCTGCCAACAGCGCTGCAACAGCCCGTAGTCGGTATTGCTGCCGTGCTCACGTTCCATGCGTCGGCGCACGGAGTCGAACGTCTTGCCCGAGGACGGCATAACACGTGATAATGTGGGTATATTCTTCTGCATATTCTGTATGTAATAACATTGAGTATCAGCGCAAAAATACGTGAAAAACAAGCCCTAAATGCCGTGTTTCGTCCTACAGACGAAAGACGGAAAAACAGTGATAAAAAAACTAAGATATTTGCGGTTTAGAAGTCAAATCTAAATTTTACAGAAAGAAAAATGGACGAAGAAAACAAGAACAAGAATGACGTTGCACCCGGACAGGATGCGATGGCACCTCCTGTGGAGGAACGTCCGAACCGCAAGGCTTTTGCGGAGCGGTTCGGCAAGCGTCACAAGGACATTGACTTTGAGGACAAGGAAGCGAGGTACGGTGCGATGAACGATGATGCAGACGCTCTGTCGGCATACGAGGAGAACGGCCGTGCGCTGAGCGAAATGTTTGACAACAACCGCTGGCTTGCAGCAATGGCCATGGACTTGAAGGACAACCCCGACATGAGTCCGATAGAGTGGATGGCTAAGCAGGGCATTGACATCGGCGCAGCCTTGGAGGACGAGGAAATGGGCAAGAAAGTGGCTCAGCATATTGCGGACTTCCAGCAGAAGAAGACTGACGAAGAGAACCGTGAGAAAGAGATTGCGGAGAATCTGAAACAGTCGGCAGATGCCATGGACGAGCTGGGTCTTGACGATGATGCCAAGGCAGACCTGTGGGAGAAGTTCTTCAAGATGATAGGCGAAGCGGAGGACGGCAAGGTGTCGGCAGAGACATGGTCGCTGTTCAAGAACGCGCAGAACTATGAGGCTGACGTGGCTTCGGCTCGTGAAGAAGGAGCTATGCAGGGACGCAACGAGAAGATTCAGAACAAGGTGAAGCGTTCGGAGAAGAACGACCTGCCCCCTACCCTAAACACCAACGGCGGTGCTCAGCCCAGCAAGAAGAAGGGCAGCAGCTTCTGGGACGGATTGGTTTAACGAATTATTAATTTAAAATATCAGTAAATGGAAAAGATTATCAAGTTTGTTAAGAGCGGAAGATTTCTCATGTGGATGCTCCTCATGATTCTTTCGGTAGTGACAGGAGGCGCGTCGCTTATGGCTGTAGGTGACGCTGTAGCCCCGCAGATTGGCGACGAGGGCCCAGACCCGGCATCGGCAGAAGAAGCACAGGCAAACGAGCCAGTGGAGGCTGGCAAGAGTGACCTTAACAGCCCTGGCGGTAAGCAGGACGGACAGGATTTGACAGGTTCGCAGGCATCATCAACGCAGCTCAAAGAGGGCGGTATGATTGATGAGGAGTGGGACAGAAACATCGTGAAGTTCTATCCATACAAGACTCCTTTGCTCAGTATTGCACGACAGGTGGCAGCTAAGGTTGGTATCAAGAACTGGACTGCCAAGCACATGCGTATCGGCGGTGAGACCCTCGACGGTAAGACTACTGCCGAAATCACTGGTGGCGACACCATCGAGCTGAACTCGACCAACTTCTCGGGTTCGCTGCGTCCGTTCTACAAGTGCTCGACCGTGTACGTGCCCGACGTGGAGGGCTACAAGGAAGGTTCGACAACAGAGCGTGAGGGCATCTTGCAGCTGTATGTAATCGAGTCGAACGGCAAGAAGGTGACACTACAGGCCACCAACGGCAAGACCAAGAACAACGGTACACCGTCGACAGACCTTGACAGCATGACCTGCCCGGACATTCCTTCGGGTACGGTATTCCTCGTAGGCTCAACCGCAGCAAGCGAGTCGCAGCTCATGGTTCCGCCCGAGAACTCACAGCCCCGTGAGAAGGAGGTATATGTACAGAAGAAGCTGCTCAACATTCTCTTCACCACAGACTTTGAGAAGGTGCAGACCAAGGTGCCAATTTCGGTGAACGACCTTAAGGCAGACGCAATCATGAAGTACAACCTCCGTGCAGAGCGTTCGTACTGGCTTGGTACAAAGAAGCGCTTCAAGGTGCTGACCGAGGACGGCGCTGTAGAGGACGTGTATATTGCAGAGGGCATTCTGCCACAGCTGACGAACGCCTACGCTATCGGTGATATTCAGAAGTGGGAAGACTGGATTGCCCTGTCGAAGCTTCAGTTTACGGACTTCGCAGAGAACAACCACGCCTACGTATTCGCCGGCAAGAACTTCATCGAGAACATGGAGAAGATGAAGATTGAGAAGGACGGCAAGAACGACATCATCAACCACGACGAGTTTGACCTTACCTTCAAGCGTATCAAGGACACCTTCGGTACATTCGACGTAGTATGGGATCAGACCCTCGACCTCATGCACATGGAGGACTTCGCCGTTATCGTAGACCTTAAGGCAAGCCGTCGCTACGTACGTGTAGCCAACAAGGAGCGTACCAACGACATGTCGAAGGGTGCGGGTGCTATCCGCGACGCCAAGCGCTGGATTCACGAGGAGTCTGACTGTATCGCTCTGCGCGGTTATAACTCGGTGCTCGTAGGCCCAGAGGCTAAGATTTCGAAGCTCGGCATGACCACACTTCGTACTATCATTTCGGCTGCAAAGCTCCCCGACACTCCGGCAAAGGGCATGAAGGTGGCTCTTACTGAGGACTACACCGCTGGCGACGTTCAGTATGACAAGGGCTCGGTGTACTACTACAACGGCACCAAGTGGGAAGCCTACAAGGGCCAGGACGTAGCCGCCTAAAAAGAAGTTGTTAATAAAAAATATTGTCCCGACAAGTCCTCGCTGAGCCATTGAGAGCAAGCTCCATTGCTCAGTGGGGGCTTTTTAATAAAAACAGAAACAGATGATTAAGATATACAGACTGAAAAAGATTCAAAATAACGCTTCGCATGTGCTTGAAGGTGCAGGTGGGAACACGGTGCGCTATAACTTCACTGGTGGCAATGTGATTGCCGGAACATGCCCCGAAATCTCGCTGAAGGGAAAGTACTTTCAGGACTTGCTCGAAGCGAGCCAACTGTTCAAAGACGGTACGGTGGTGCTGGTACGCGAGATTAAGACCTCGGACGACGTAGAGGAAGTCGTGCCGGAAGAGAAGCCTAAGAACGTGGATACGGCAGACTCGGTGACCACTCCCGATGAGCTGCTTGTGTACGTCAACACCAACTACGGCAAGAAGTTTACCGACCCGAGCAAGGCTCTGGCTTTTGCTGCCAAGGAGGGAGAGGTGTTTGCCAATCTGAACCTGGGGTAAAGGGCGAGGGGCTAATGAGCCTTACTGGGCCTTACTAAGCCTTTCTGAGCCGTGGTTGAAGAGGAGCTATGAGGGCTGCTGACAATCATAGAACATTAACCATTAAACACTATTGGATATGACCGTAGAAGATATAATAAAGGAGGTGAAATGGTGTGTTGACCACGAGACGAGGGAGGACTCGAAGCTGAATGACGGCGGCGAGGACACCTACATGGACAACATCATTAGGGCGAAGATAAACTATGCTCTGAGGTGGTTGGCTGTAATGACTGGTCAATGCACGAGTAAGAACACGGGCGGTTCGGGAGGGCTGAGCGTGACACAGAATACGGTCATAGCAACGGTGGACGACGTTGGCGAGGTGACGGTGCCTGACGGGATAGCTGCTGCGGACATACAGCGTGTGAGGCTGAGCATATGGTGTAAGGCGGCAAAGCCTGTGGACGACACGAGCGACGACGCGATGCTGATGTTTGACGACACGGCAAAGGGAACAGTAGAAAGGCCGCTGGCAACCATAGTGCGTGGCAGCACGACAAGAATACTGGTGCAGCCGTGGAAGTCGGGATGCACAGCCGAAATCTCGTATATCGGAACCAATCAGACATTGTCGGGAACACCGGACAACTCAACGAACGTAAACGTATCAGACACTCAAAGAAATGCTTTCATATACTATATCGCTTACCTGCTTCTGGCTGCATATGAAGACCCTGGTGCACAGACTATGCTCAGCATTGCGGTTCAGAGCTTGGGAACTAACACACAGAAATAAGATGGAGACAGTCAGAACAACGTATGATGCCAAGGAACTGGCATGGACGAGCCCTGCACTGAGACTGGAGCGTGACATCTATCTGATGATAAGCTTGAAGAAGAAGGGCAAGGTGGTGATAAGACAGAGCACGGACGGCAAGAAATGGCCACGTGTACCGATAGAGCAACATAAGGACACGAAGGCTTTCTGCCTACGGATGGAGGTCGTGCCGAAAGTGTTGCAAATAAAGATTTACACATCAGAAGAACCGGAGGAAATAAAGTATGCCTACATTTAGAAATGACGAAAAATTAGGAACGAAGGTGCCGTTGATAAAGACGGACGACCTTGCAGACAAGTGTGTGACAGCAGAGAAGCTGGCTGAGGGGAGCGTGGATGCCGTGAAGATAGCGGACGGAAGCATCACTTCGGACAAGATTGCTGCTGGCAGCGTGACAGCTGAAAAGATAGCAGCAGGGAGTATAACAGCTGAGAAGATAGTGGATGGGACTATTACTGCTAACAAGCTGGTGAAGGGTATGTTTGATGGCATTGAGGACAAGCTGAAAGACGGAAGTATCACTACTGAGAAGCTGAAAGACAATGCTGTGACTGAAAACAAGATTGCTAACGGAAGCATCACTTCAAGCAAGATTGCTGCTGGTAGTGTGACAGTGGAGAAACTGGATGGTGCTGTGGCTACAGAGGAACTGAGTAATGCTGAAATTGACAAAATGTTTGAATAAAAAAGGAAGGAGGAAGATATGACTAAATACTTGGACAATGAGGGACTGACTCATTTCACTGGAAAGATGAAGGAGTATGCTGATGGTAAAGCTGGTGAGGTGGATGGCAAAGTGACTACTCATGTTGGCAACAAACAGAATCCTCATGGTGTGACTAAGGCACAGGTGGGACTTAGTAAGGTGATTAATGAAACACAGATACCATCGAGCCAGAAAGGTTTTGCAAATGGTGTGGCTACACTTGATGCTAATGGTAAGGTGCCTGTAGAACAGATGCCTACAACAATGACTATAAACGGAGCGTCGATTTTTGGAAGTGGTGATCTTCAACTAAGTGCATCATTGTATAAGATTGTAGATAAGTTGCCTACAACAGGTATTGATACCTCGAAGATATATCTTGTGCCAGCAAGTGCTACTACAGCCAAGAATAATAAAACAGAATATATTTATCTTGGTGACCCAAATAAAGCGTATGATGAATCTAAGTGGGAGAAGCTGGGTGATGAACAAAAGAGTTCTACTGTAACAACTCCTGGAGGTTCAATAACAGTAGATACTGCTCTTATTGAAAATTCTCCTAATCCTGTAGCAGGAGGTGTTGTAAAAGCGAAGATTGATGAGATAGATGGGAAACTTGCTAAAAAGGTAGAAAGCAGTGATTATACTACCAAAATGACTGCCATAGATTCAAAGCTGAAAACATTGGAAAATAAAACTATTGATGTTGACGCTGAGTTGAAAGATTCTGTTAATCCTGTTCAGAATAGGGCTGTGAATAAGGCTGTGAATGATTTGAATACTGAAATTGGTAAGAAGGCTAATGATGCAGACTTGACAACGGCTAAAGGTAGAATTGATACCTTAGAGAGTAATAGTATAAGTATAAATGACATTACCTTAATTCCTGTTACAGATGGAAATGGTATTGCAAGTATAGAGAAACAAAATAAGAAACTTGTAATAACACAAGGAAAGTTTGTGACATCATTGATAGGGTATGTGACAAGTGGTACACTGAATACAACACTTGCAGGCTATGCGAAGAGTGAAACTCTTGCTTCTTACTACACCAAGAAGGAAATAGACGGTAAGGGATATTTGACTGAGCATCAATCACTGGCAGGATATGTGAATGAAGTCCAGCCAGATAAGACAAGTGGAAATGGTATTGCAAATATAACTAAAGAGGGTAAAATCCTTAAAGTAACAAAGAGTACATTTCTGACTGAACATCAGTCATTGGCAGACTATGCTACAAAAACGTGGGTAGGTGAACAAGGCTTTGCAAAGGGAACAATCCCAACAAAGACAAGTCAGCTGACGAATGATAGTGGCTATGTGGATGCTGTCGAGGGAAGTAATCGCACCAATAGTAGTACTAAAGCAATTATAGGTATATTTAAGGAGGGTAATAAACTTCGGTACGACATAGCGACATTTGCAACTCCGGGAGACTTGCTTGATTATGTGAAGACTGAGAAGTTGGGTACTGCTATTGATACCTATGCCTCAAACAAAGGTTATCTCACAGAGGATAATCTGAATAAAAAACTGAAGGAGACTGTCACCATCAAGCTGGTGTCAGACAAATCAGCGTCTGATACAAACTTGAATGGGGCAAAAGTTACTGTGAAGAGTGGCAACACAACAGTGAGCACACAGACTTGGCAGGGTACTCCTATAAAGGTTGAGGTGCCGTGTGATAAGGAGGTGACAATAGAGGCTGCTGTTGTAAAGATGTATGCAAAGCCAAAGGTGTTGAAGTATGCACCTTCACCACTGTACAACAGAGAGGTGACATTTACGTATAAGGCTTTGGAGCTGGGTGTGTTTATAATTGACAAAAATGACAAGATTTATAAATCATCTGATGAGTTTAACAATGCGGGTGCAAATACTAATGACGTCATTGGTACACTGCTCGTTACAGATAATGTGGCTATTGTGGTAGCCAACTATAAATCAGATAGAGTCTCATGGGGTCCGAATGTGCTTGTTGATGGATGTACAGTTGCTAATGATACAACTACAGCTGTTAAGGACTTTGCTGGTGCCGCGAATACAGCAGCCATTATGAAGGTGGTTGGCTCAGCATCTACTAAAACAGCTGCCTCTATATGTTATAACTATATATTCGGAAATGGCAGAAGAGGACATCTTATGTCAGCAGGTGAAGGTCTTGCAGTACAAAAAAATTGTGTAAAGATATCAACTTTGATGAGTCAAATAGGTATAGACGTCGACCATGTAGAATCAAGTAGATACAACTGGACTTCAACACAAATAAGTGCTTCTAAAGCTTATAGATATTATTTTTATAACTCTTCCCCACAAGATGACAATAAGGGCAATGTTAATTATGTTATCCCCATCTATTCACTATACGATTAAAACAAGTAAACTATGGTAAAATCATTTGGAAAAACCGCTGATTTCAAGGCGTTTGAAAAGAAAAGCGAATATATGTATCACATTGCATGGGCAAAGAAGATACAGACAGAAAATGATGAAGAGACAGGAGAGGAAAAGGAACTGCCTCTTTGTGACTACTGGGTTGAGGTATTTTTCTACAAGCCAAGGATGGGCAAGGTGATAGAGAAGATTGTGGAGTGCGGAGAACCTGCAAGCATGGAGGAGATAAAGGAGATAGCCGAAGGGCTTGGTGAGGATGTGCTGAAGGCAATGAAAGAAACGCTGCTGGCATATATAGACAAGTATGATGAGTCGGAAAATGTGAACAGTTTCTATATCAACGGCATACGCACTTGGGCAAAGAAGAGTGAGCGCATGGGCTTTCAGCAGAACATTGCTGATAAGGTGGCATTAGGATTCAAGGAAATCACTTGGTGGTTTGACGGTGTGCCTATTACTTTGCCATGTGACAAGGCTGAACAGCTGCGTCTACAGCTTGAAAATTATGCCTTTGACTGCTTCAATGCAACTGCACGTCATAGGGCTGCTGTGGAGAAACTGGAGAGTGTGGAGGATGCTATGAGGTATGACTACAGGAGTGGTTATCCTGAGAAGCTGAGGTTCAATGTTGAATATTAATTTGGATTTAGGATTATGATAGGACTAAGTATTATTGCAGCATTGCTGTTTGTGGTGATGCTGTTTGTAGTGATTAAGAAATGTGGTGTACCAGAAATGGTGTCATCTATCTACTACCTGCTTGGTAAAAGTGGATGGGTGTTTCAAGTTGTCATGATGTCTGTAGGCATGTTAATGCTTATGTGTCTGCTGGACTGTGGCAAGGGTGTGCAATGTCTGGCTTTCCTCGCTTGTGGAGGGCTGATGTTTGTAGGTGCTGCTCCAAGGTTTATGAATGAGGACAGAGGGGTGCATAAGGCTGCTGCTACAATATGTGCCATGGCAGGGATTGGCTGGTGTCTGAGTGCTAACTTTATTATGACTATTGCAGCTATTGTTGCTTATGTGATAGGTATTATATGTGTTAAGAAGCTCAGAAAGTATGCACTGTTTGTTGCGGAAGCAGCAGCTATAGGCTGGACGTTCCTGACTTATTGGGGACTATCATTAGGTATTATCTAAAAAACAGAAGGTATGGCAAAGTTTGTAGGAGAGAATGGATTAAGGCATTACACTGATAAGGTAAAGGCTCTGATCAAGAGCAAGACTACTGACAGGGAAGGTGTGAAAAACGGTGTGGCAATGCTGGATGGAAACACAAAGATTAGGGACAATCAACTATGGGATGCCACTGAGAGTAAGCACGGACTTATGACTGGTGAGGACAAGAAGGTATGCAATGAGCTGAAACTTGCAAATGAGTCTGGGGCACTGGTTGATGTACCTGTCTTTGAGGAGTATAACAATGAGAGTGTGACTCTGATAGAGAATGTCACACCAAGCAGTGGGAGCGGTTTTGTAGTGTTTCTGAGTAAGATGAATCGCTTTGTGCTATGCATTATTGAAAGCGGTACTGGCACTCGTAAATACTATAAGAGCTGGAATGAAATGCGTAAGGAGGGCTTTGGCAATGGTACACCTGAGAATGGTAATCTGTACTCGCTGAAGGATAATAGTAAGCCTATGCTATATATTGGCAATGGGACTACAATAACTCCTGTGACGCAAGGAGCTATAGAGTCAATAAGCAATGGGGAGATAGACCAGTTGTTTGTGAAGTAAGAAAAAAGAGCACGAGGGATTGGTTTTCCTTCGTGCTTTTTTATTGAGTATTGAGGAATAGAGTAATGAGCCTTACTGAGCCTGGTTAAGCCTATCTAAGCCTGGAATAATTTGGAGGAGTTACCTCTCCCTTTTCGATTATTGAAGGTTCTCTCCTTTTGTTATTTTTATGGCATCAGATTCATAGCAACAATCAGGACAGAACACATCAAAGCCTTCTGTATATTTGTAATAAGATTTCAGTTTAAGTTTGCATCCATAACGAATTTTTGAACAAGAAAAATTAGTATGGATTATGTTCTGACGTGTTATAGAATTGCGCTCACAATATATATAATTCGAGAGCCGAGTTTTTGAACACGAAGAAACACTTGCAATTATTGCTATTACCAATAGTGATAATTTTGAAACTTTAATATTCTGATTCATTGTATATATTATCTATTTCATTTTCTGTATCATCTAAATCATAACTGTCAACATAATCGCGCATATTTTCTATTGAAGATTGTGCGTTAGATGCGTATTCATTTATTTGTTGAAGCTTATCTTCCAAGTCTGAAATTTCCTGTTGTTGTCGTGTTATAACAGCCTCTCGCTCTGCTATTTGTTGACGGAGTTCTTCTTTGGATTCTCCACATGATGTTATAAGACAACTTGCATATAACAAAATAAGAAGTGAAATTACATCTTTAAATATTCTCATTGTTGACAATCATTTTTACAGCAAATATGACATGGTGTTTTGTGCATTTTTTTTGCTTTTTCGAGACTTACCTGCTTTATTTCACAGCTACAGTTGCGCAAGCCCTTGCAAGTTGCAGACTTATGATAACGGCGTGCGTGTGGGCCTGTGCATATATAAACATTGTCGCCGGCTACGCAAGCGAACAGAGCTAAAGATAGAAGTATTGTTTTCATAAAAGTTATTGATGTATTGCTGCAAAAGTACTAAATATCAGCGATACGGACAAGAATAATTTGCAAAAGTCGTGTAAAACGTTTTACAAATAGTGTTTAGCTACGGGATAAGAGGCTTGCGCGAGAGAGCCGAGGAGATAGCAAGGGGATTCTGTATTGAGAGGAATACTGTAATAATCGGAAATGTGGCTGACGGTGTGGAGAAGTTCGTGGGTGAGGGTATTGAGGAACTGAGAGGGAGAAGACGGAGGACAGAGAACGATAAGGGTGCGGTGGAGAGAGACATTGGTATAGGTGAAAGCAGTGTCGGGGACGGACTGGGACACAAGGAGGCAGGCATCTTCAAGGGGCTGCGAATGACAGCCGAGAGATTGAAGATGTCTGCGGATAATGTCAACCTTGAAGGGAGGGACATTGTAGAAGATTTGCACCGTCCAATCGTAGGAAGGGAGGTGAATTTGTTGCGAGCGCATAGGCTATGAGGGGGCTAATACGTCTTCCCATGGGATTGGCGTACCGGAAAGGGCGCAATCGGCATAGAAGCGGTTGAAGACAAATCCGTCGGGCTGATCTTCATCATCGACGTAGTCCTTGACAAAGAGAGCAAGGGCACGTTCATCGGTGATGGAAGAACCGTAGAAGTCGGCAAGAGCCATATTCAGGACGTAGACATGGTCGTAGGCAATGGCATTGTCGAGAACGATGCCGTACTTATGAAGAGTCTGCTCGACCTTCTCCTTAGTCCAAGGCGTGATAGGCTTGTTGTCGCGACGCATACGAGAGACAGCGAAGTCGTGCATACGGCGTGAGAAATGATAGCCGTAATGACGGAGATAGGCGAGCATTTCGGGCGGACGGTAGTCGTACTGAGAAAGGGACTGACGAGGTTTCATGTGAAGAATAGGGATTAAGAGGAGAATGCCTTTTATGACATTCTCCTCGGGTTAGACATTAATAATCATAGTCGCGACGTTCGCGTGGACGGCGATAGTCGGGATAGTCGTCACGTTCTGGTTCGTGACGCTGGTTGCGGTAGTCGGAGCTGCGATAGTCGGGCATAGGACTGCGCTCGCCATAGCGCTCACGCTTGATAGAGTCGAGACAGGACATGACCTTGCCTCCATAGCGAAGCATTTTCTCGGCGTTCTCGGTGAGTTCAGAGAACTTGTCCTCGGTGATTTCAACAATAAAATTCATAGTCGTAATGTTTTTAAGTTCGAAAAAGAGAGGACTTCCTACGCCTTAGGTTTGAGAGCCTGAGCAAGCATGCCCTGGATATTGGAGAGAGTACCCTCGATACCAGACATCTTGGTTTCGAGTTGGGAGATTTTCTGCTCCTGCGCCTTCTTCTCGGCTATCTGAGGGTTGAGCTGGGCGAGCATGGACTCGCAAGAGGAGACCACAGAGCGATGATAGTCAACGCTTTCGAGAATCTGATGAGACTGACGGAGCATAGCCTCAACCTCAGCAGACATAGCCTCGCGCGACTCAGAGACAACGAGCGAGCCGGAATTGGCAATCTGACCATTGGAAGGGAGTTGCTTGAAATCCATTTCGCCATCGGTAAGCTTCACACGGACATCGACCACAGACTCCATCGGTTGAGGGGAGAACTGTCCGGGCTGATAAGTGGGGAACTTAGGCTGAGGATTGGAAACGGAAACAACCTGTCCTATCTGCAAAGTAGGCTCGTTGCTCTTGTCAAGCACATAAAAAATACTATTAGTACGCAAACCGCTGAACATAAGAAATCCTTTCTTTTAAGAATAGGTTAGACAATACCCGTCATGAGCTGAAGGGTGTTAGTGTCGCGTTCGAACCAGAGCTGGAAGACGCCAGTGCCTGGGAGGTCGGCGACGGTAAGAGGAGCGCCGTTGTACTTAGTAACGGCTTGGGTAGCCCCGTTCGTCTCGAAGAGAATAGGGAGCGTGCCAGTGGTGCCGGTAGGGATGGTCTGAGCCAGCTTAACGAAGACCGTTCCGCGATAGTTGACCGATGCGAAAGCATGGTTGCGGAAGGAGAACGTGACAGCTGTAGTAGAGACCGCTACGGCAGTGGAAGCCACGGCAGCTGAACCACGACGGTTGACCCAAGAGAAGGGATAATTCCAAATAGGTGTCATATAGAACCCTCCTTTCTCGTTAACCCCAAAAGCCGTTAGCGTTGGCATTGGCGTAAAGGCCGTACTGAGCTGCGACACAGTTGGGAACAGTAACAAACGGCTGATAGGGAACTGTCACGGTGTTAGGCTGAGCGCACTTGATTTCGCCCACCTCCTTCTGCAAGCCAGCAAGAACGGCATTGACGGGAGCGAGAGCCTGGCCGACAATCTGTGAAGTCATTGCAGACGACTTGAAGGTGCTATTCTCTTCACGCAGAGCGTCAATCTTGTTCTGCATTTCGCGCATAACAGCCTGCTGCTGACCATTGACGATAGTCTGTGTGCTGTCCTTGATGGCGTTGTGAAGGTCGCAAGTCTGACGCTGGGTCTCGTAAGCCACGTTAGCGAAGCCACGCTCCTGTCCGGTAGCTACGTTGTTGATGGCAGACTGGAGAGTGTTGGTCTGCTGGCAGGTAGCAAGACGATTCTCGCAGCAACAGTTGGCGAGCTGCTGGGCAATCTGCATATTACCCTGCTGGAGAGCGTTGATAGTCTGCATACCGCTCATACCTACCTGATTGCCTACAGACTGAACCTGTGAAGTGAGAGCCGAGATAGCCGACTGAATCTGTCCTTCGGTGCAGTTGAGCTGAGTAGCGAGATTAGACAGAGCGTTGCGGTTGCCACCGATAGCATCCATGAGGAGAGAGCGTCCGTAGTCGTTGTTGATTTCGTTGGCTATGGCACCACGTCCGTTGCCACCGAAGCCACCCCAACCGTTACCGCCCCATCCCATGAGGAAGAACAGGAAGATAACCCACATGAAGCCACTACCGTCGCCCCAACCGTTGCCGTTCTTGTTCATAGCAAGAAGAAGGTTAGGATCAAGCCCGTTGCGCTGGAGGAGAGGAGCAAGAAGCGACATCATACCGCCACCGCACTGGCCATCATTGCCGAATACATAAGTTTTTGTTTCAGACATAATAATAAAAGTTTAGGTTTCGCCCCAACATTGGGACTTGAAGCAAATTTACTTATTATATAAGGTGTCGCCTAACGATGCTCAAATGAGGAGGATAATGCTCAAAGAAAAACCGCTCTGTTATCACAACAGAACGGTTACAAACGATTATGACAAAAATAAAACTCTAACACTTATTTAGTTTGCGACTATCGAGTTCGGCAAGACTCCATGAGAGTTCCTTGAACCCCGGGGACTTGCGCCCGTGCGGGATGCGTCCTTCAGATACGTAGCGGTCGAACTTGGCGCGTGACATATTGAGGTAACGGCAAGCCTCGTACTTGGAGACACGACGTTCCTTGTCGGCAATCATCGTGCAGAGGTCGAGAAACATGCGTTCCTGCTCGTCGGTGGTGGCACATTCGCCACTGTCGATGCGGTCGATAAGTTCGACGAGAATCTTGCGGATGGATTTTAAGAGAACTCCCATGAGGTTATTTCTTTCTATGTATAAGCCATATCATGCTTATTATACCTATTATAATAATAAAGACTATCGGATAGAGAGGCGGGGCGAGCTGCTTCCATAATGGTAGCTTACGTTCTACCGGGACGGGGACTTCCGTCTTATTCTCTCTGGCAGCGTAGACAGTATCGTGCTTGATAGAAATACGGTTGCACCAATGGGTAATCACCTTGGTGCGATAGATGGTATCGCCCTTGACAATGGACTCGAAGTAAATGGAGTCGTGCATATAGACGCTGTCAAGGCGGATATTGTTGATATGCACCGTATCATGAAGAGTACGTTCGAGGACTACGGGTCGGGAGGAGGAACAGCTGGAACAGCATATGATAATCCCTATGCATATAGTCATTATCACTACAAACCAATAGAAATCGCTGATTATTGAGCGTAGCCAGTCGCGCTTAGCATTGTTGTCTATATCCATAGCTTTTAATTTTCAAGAAGAACACTCTTTGCCTTTTCGAGTAAGGCACGGCGCTGATCAAGACCATTTGTTCCACCGTTGATAACCTTGGTTATCTTGACGATGTCGTCCTTGTCGGCATACTTGTTGAGATTATGTGAGTCGAAGAACCACATAGAAGACTTGACAGCACCGAGAGGCTTTGCGAGGAGTTCAGGATGGTTGACAACATCGCCCTTGCAGTATCGTGAATTATTGTAAGCAGTATAGTTGGCACGTCCTGTGATTTGGATAAGTCCACGACCTCGATACTTGTATCCGTCGCCATCCTTCTGTGGGGTATTGCCGAGTCTATTGGCGAGTCGTCCGGTATCGTACTTGTCGAAGTAATGGGTAGGGCCTTGTTCTTCGGTGTGCTTTAGGCAGGCAGACTCGTGGAGAATCTGTGCGAGGTAATGGCACATACGAAGAGGAGTGGTAATATGAAAGGCTTCTGCATAGCCGTTGATATAGTTGATATACTTGTCAACATAAGGCTCGGAAGCAGGAGCTATCTGAATGAGTTGCTGTCGGGTTATCTTCATTTCGTTTCGTCGTTATTTGGTTCGGGTGATAAATGTTTGAATGTCTCGAATTTCTCCACAAACTTAACTGTAAGAATATAATAGAGAAGCGATGTGAGCTTGTGCCATGTTGAGCCAGGTGTGCATAGACTTCGCCAGTTGCGTACTATGTTGGTGCCAAAAAGATAAATGGCAGCGAAACAAACGTATTTGACGCAGACGAGTGCTTGTTCTTCGGTGTGCATAAAGTGCCCGACGATGAACATCGATGCTGCCGTAGCGAAGAAGATAAGGCAATAGATGAAACACATTCCAGCCTTGCGCCACGACCAATCCTCACCGTTGAATATGGCAGCGAGCAAGCCGAAGACGAAGTTGACGACAAAGAGTATGAGCATACCTGCCATGAAGTCCTGAATGGGACTCAATAAGGCGAAGAACGCCCCGGTAACTGCTATTATAACGCTTCTAATATCATTCATACCGCAAATTTAACGTACAAGAGGATATGTATTGCGGTGATTCGTCTGTGGGAAAAATAAAAAAAACAGCGACTCTCCAAGGGTCGCTGTGTGGTATTGCTTAGAATTTATCTTCGATGTTATTGAATGCCGAGCGTACGTCACGGGACAGCGTACGTGCGTAGCGTTGTGTCTGGCGAAGATTGGTATGTCCGAGAACCTTAGACACAACATTGATAGGCATTCCCTTGGAGAGGAACATCGTAGCTGCCGTGGCACGTCCCATGTGAGAATGGAGATTGTCGACACCTATCATAGAACCTATGACCTTCAGATAATCGTTGTAGCGCTGATTTGAGAGCGTGGGCAGCTTGTTGCCGTACTTGGCCAGAATGTCGACTGCCTGGGGGAGAAGCTGTAGGACGAAGTCGACATCGGTCTTGGCACGGCGGTCGTGATAAAAATACTTACCGTCGATAAGGTCGCACTCGTTGAAGTCGAACGCCATGAGGTCAGCATACGCAAGCCCGGTGTAACACTGGAATAGGAAAAGGTCGCGAGCCTTGCAGAGGTGAGGAGTGGAGACGGTGAGGCTGCGGACGGCATCGAACTGCTCGACTGTGAGGCAGTCGACATACTTCTTGTCGCCACGGCTTATCTTGAAGCTAAGGCGACGATACGGATTTTCCTGCACAAGGTTGTCAATGACTGCATCGTTAATGAAGAGTTTCAGATACTTGTGATAGTTGTAGATGGTGGACAGCCCTATCTCGCGAGTATGCAAGTATTCGTCCATCGCACGGACATTGGCGACGGTAAGGTCAGTGAAGGAATTTATCTTGCCCCACGAGCGCAAGAAGCGAGTGAAGACACGGTAGCGTGTCTTAGTGCTTTCAGACACACGCCGCTTAAGGGTACGCTGTTCACAGTAGGTAGGAAAATCCATTTCCTCGGCACGTTCGCCTTGATAGAGCTTGGTGATAGAGTTAAAATCGAAGTTGTCGTCGCTGTAAGACTTGCTTACAATCTGGTCGGCCTTTGTGCAGAGAACTGCAAGACGCTTGTTCAATTCGTCCTTGTCTGTACGGCGAACGACCTTGTTTTTGTTATTGTCCCACTCGTTGGGGGCGATTCTTATGCCAGTCGCGAAGTACTTCTGCTTGCGACTCAGACTAAACCTAATTTCCACAGAACCGGGCTTTCCTTCTTCCGTGGCGTGCTTTCTGTCATAAACAATGTTAAATTTCAAAATTGCCATAATGCATAAATCTTTAAAGGTGTTTATAATGTATCGGGAACAGGAACACGCATTTGGTAATACATTTTTTGGCATTTGGTAATACATTAGTAATACTTTTGTATCAAAATTACATTCAAGATGCGCGGAAAGCCGATGTATGCAGGTGTACCCGAACGTTGCGATGTAAAACGTTTTATAAACACGTATATGTATATAATTCGTTTATAATCAGCAACTTACACGAAGCAAAATACCGATAACGGCTTGATTGAGAAGCTGTTATCGGTATTATCAGATGTAATGCAAAATGTGCTATATGTGATCCGCATGGGATTACATACATGATGCTATAGGTGTCTGATAATCAGTGTTCTCGGCGTTTCAATGCAAAGGTAGGTAATTTTTTGGTAATACAAAAACTATTATATAAAATATTTTACACAAAAACGGGTTTGTGATATGTTAACATATATAAACGGGGATTTGGATGGTTGCCCAACTTTGCGTATCTTTGTATCGCTTTTAGAACTCACACGCTGATAGCAATGTTACAGACGCAGGTATCCCTATATACAGGGAGTCTTCATTCAAAGTTCGGGTGTGAGCGAACGGCGAATGGGGACTCTTCTTTTTTTTGTCCCTATTCATGGTCGAAGTGTAAGAGACGGCTAAATACACCACGCATCACTTCGACTTGAAACAAACACTGCAAGTGGGCCCCGGGGCAGAAGCGCAAGAGTTGATTGGAGAAGGCGCGGGAAGGCGGTAGCGAACACCGAAAGCTCCATACACTAACTGTCGTTAGCTGGCAAGTGGTGGTGACGGGTCTGATCCTGACGTTTGCTCACCTGTTAAGCGACTCTTTCTTATAGACGGATGCTCAATCCTCTATAAGGGGAGAGTCTGCTCTAAGCCCTCAGCCTTCCGAATGCTCTTTGATAGTTTAGATTGAGAATAATAAATATGATTTTCTCTTTGGTTCTTTCTCTTGATTTCGATTTGAAGAAAAAAAAATTAAACCCGAAAAAACGTCACGTTGAAGAGAGAAGACCCGAAGACATTAACTGTGGAATTAGGTTTTTATTGATGTTCATACGATTAAATTTTTTCATATTAAAATAAAGAGATTCAAGCGTGAATCAAAAGACTGGCTTCTATTCGTGAGAACAGGTGCCAGTCTTTTTTGTTTACTATCACTGCCTTTTGGGGTGGAGTGGTATCAGCCTACAAGTTGCTGACGGTCGAGGGACTGCTTGTCTTGGTTTTTCTCCAGGATAATGGAGCGAAGTTCCTTGATGATGCCTTCCTTGACGAGCAGTTCGGTCTCGTATTGCTTTTTAAGTTCGGCTACGTCGGGCTGGTCGACGATGAGCATGGCGCCTTGGCCTCGTATAAGCCATTCTGCCGAGACTTCGGGGAAGAGGTCGAGGATATTCTCGATAAACTCCAGTTTAGGCGCTTGTGTGCCATTTAAATAGTTAGTAACGGTTGACGGACGCTGCCCAAGACGGTCGGCGAGTTTGCGTCCTGACAAGTCGTAGTGTCGGCGGACGGCTTCGAGGCGTTCAATGATAGTTGTCATAGTGTAAAACAGTTTATTGATGTATACGTATGTGAAAATATCTAAATTATAACGCTTTTCTGTCACGTTTTCTTGGTCATTTGCCTAAACTGCTGTACATTTGCATCCGAAAACGTTACAGATAACGTTATATATAAACTTTAACGATACAAATATACAATAAATATGGCAAAGTTGACCAGAAAAAAGAAAATAATTGTCCCACGGGCTAAAATTTCGGCATTGATGTCACGATTTGACTGTGGGCAGTGCATGGTGTACAATGCGTTAGGCTATCGCTCCCAAAGCGATATGGCCAAGAAAATACGCAAGATGGCGATGGACGAGTTCGGAGGACGAAACGTCACGGTGCCGGTTTATGAGGATTAGCTGAAATCAGATATTAATGCAATTTGTTTTAAACCATGCGGAGGTGTCCGCACGTATGATTTTTATTTCCGTTATATTTCAGTCCGGTTCGTGAGAATAGGACTTTTAAAGAATCTAAAACCGACGCTATATGCTGCAACTTTTTTCGACGCAGACCTACCAGGATAAGGTAGATGCGATATATAAGCTGCTCAATACCGATATGGCCTGTCCGATAGAGTTGTTCGAGTGGCGCGTGAGGCGGATTCACTGCCTCAACTTGAAGATTAAACAACGTTCTGCCGACATGGGCAGGAAAGAGGAGATATACTAATGTTCTGGAAGAAAAAGAAAGACAAGGACAAGTCCGAGACTTGGGGCAAGGCTGCAAGGACGGGCAAATGGAGAAGTACCGCGTCGCTTAAGACAAAGCTTGACAAGGTATTTTCGATGTTCATCAGGCTTCGGGACTCAAAGGGGTATGGGTATAAGTATTTCCGCTGTGTGAGTTGTGGGAGGGTGTTGCCCTTCGAACAGGCTGACTGCGGACACTACATATCACGAACCAATATGGCTCTGAGGTTTTCGGAAGATAATTGTTCGGCTCAATGTCGTTTTTGTAACCGCTTCAAGGATGGTAATATACTTGACTATCGCCAAGGGCTTATAAAAAAGATAGGCGAGCAGAGGGTGACACTGCTTGAAGCGAGGAAGCACGAGACCAAGAAATGGTCGAACTGGGAGCTTGAAAGACTTATCGAGCACTACGAGGGCGAAGTAAAGAATATGAAAAACGAGATATAGAAGCTCATAAAATAAATTATTGATGTACAGTTATTAATGTATAATTCTTGGCAGCAGCGGCTGCAACGTATGTTTTTATTGGATTTTCAACCTGTCCGGTTCGTGAGAATAGGACAGCATTTTACTACGAAACTATAAAACAAAATATAACATGAACAAGGAATATGTATTGGACAAGATACGCGAGCTGATGCCGGACGATTCGAAGAGACCGATGGGCGTTGGCTATGTGAAACTGAAGAACGCTGTGCAGGCAGACTTGAAGAAGATAATGAACGAGTTGTTGAAGGACGGCAAGATAAACTACTTCAAGACACTAAACGGCGTGACAGTGTATTTGAAGGACTCAAAAATATAAAATATGAGACAAATAATTATTGACAAGATATGCCTGCGATATTTCAAGGGTGTAGAGAATAAGGAAATCTCACTGGGCGATCATGTGAGCGTGATTAAAGGCCGAAATGGCATCGGCAAATCGACGATAGCAGATGCTATAAGTTGGGTGCTGTTCGGCACGAACCAGGCTGGAGCCACCAAGTTCGGCATCAAGACCAAGGACAAGGACGGCAAGGAGATTGAGGACGTGGCACACTCGGTAGAGATTTCGCTCAGTGTACTGGACGAGGAGGAAGGCTTGATGTGCTACGTACTGACACGTACACTGACTGAGACGCGCAAGGAAGACGGCAGCGTAACGAACAGCTACTCGTACAAGGTGGACGGAGAGGTAGAGACGGCAGGAGACTTCAAGAAGACCGTTGACGCTATATGTCCGGAGGAAGTGTTCCGTCTGTGCTCATCGCCTTACAGCTTCACTCAGATGGACTGGAGCGAGCAGCGCAAGAGGCTGAACGAAATGTTCGGCGTTCCGAGCGTGGAAGACGTGACGGGTGGCGACAAGAAGTATGACGTCATTAAGGAACTGCTCGAAAAGGAAGACATCGACAAGGTGCTGAAACACTTGAACTACAAGCGCAAGGAGGTACAAAAAAGCCTGGACGAGGTGCCTGTAAGACTTGAAGCCTTGAAGAACGTGCTGCCCAAGACAGAAGACTGGGCAGACATAGAGAAGCAGATTAAGGAGAAGGGGCAGGAAATAGCCGCGACACGGAAAAGCCTAAATACTATAGACAACGGCGGTGCAGACTTGATACGCAAGCAGCAGAACATAAGCACTCTGAACCTTGACCACAAGCGCAAGCGCATCATGGAAGAATCGGCGCAACGCAGGTTGGGCGAGATAATTAAGGCGAACGCCGAAGCCAAGACGGCATGCAAGAAGGCTGTGGCGGAGGCGGAGCAGAATATCGAAGACTTGAAACAGAAGTTGAAGTCGTTTGATAGAGCATTGGAAAAATGCGACGCACGTATGAACGAACTTGATGCCGCGAATGCTGACGGCAAGGAGAAATGGAAGCTCATAAAGGCAAGAACGTGGGAATGGAACGAGGACGATGCCTTCTGCCCTACCTGCAAGCAGGCTCTGCCGGAAGACCAGGTGCAGAAGATTATGGAGGAGTCGAAAAAGGCATTCCTTAACAGTCAGGCTGCCGAACTTAAGAAGCTGGGTGACGACGCTGCAAGAATAAAAGAAGAAGTAAAGAAGTGTGAGGAGAACACTGAATACTTCAAGACGCAGCAGAAGGCAACGCAGACACAGCTCGACAAGGCTGAGGCAGAACTGATAGAAGCCCGAAAGGCTCTGGAGGAACAGACGAATAAGGAAGAAGAGAAAGTGAGCGTAGAGACCTTGCTTGCAGAGAAGCCCGAATACAAGCAGGTGTGCGACCGTATCAAGAAGATAGAGGCTGAGCAGGAGAATCCGGCTGACGAGGGTATGAGCGAGGAAGACAAGAAGTTGAAGGCTGACTTGGAAAAGAAGCTGAAAGACTTGGAGTCGGAGAGAGAAGTGCTCGCGTCACGACTTGCAGTAAAAGCGCAGTGGGAGAAGGTGAACGCACAGATAGTCGGTCTGCAGGAAGACCGTGCGCAATGGAAGGAGCAGATAGACGGTCTGGACGAGAAGATAAAGGCAGCAAGCGACTTTCAGAAGCGCTCGTGCGAGGTGCTTGAAGAGAACGTGAACAGACGGTTCAAGCTGGTAAAGTGGAAGATGTTCAGACGGCAGCTCGACGGTACGGAAAAGCCTTGGTGTGAGTGCTCGGTGGACGGTGTGCCCTACTCAGACCTGAACACGGCAGCGAAGATAAACGCAGGACTCGACATAACTAATGTGCTGAAAAGACACTACGAAGTGGACGTGCCTTGCGTGATAGACAATGCCGAGACGGTGCTGGAGCCGTTGTATGACGGAGGTCAGCAGATAAGGCTGACGGTGACGGAGGACGAGGAAATGAGGATTGAACATGAAGATTGAGACGAAGTATAGCATCGGAGATACCGTGTGGTTTCTGGACGGGTATCGGGCGCAGTGCAGCAAGATAACCGGGATAGAAGTACAAGTGTTGGGAACATCAAAGCCCTTCGTACAATACAGATTCTGCGTGTTTCCTCCAATTAAGGAGGAGCACGCATTCAAGACAAAGGAAGAACTAATTAAATACATAGGAAAATGACACAGACAATGACAACAGCAGTGGCGAAGCAGCCACAGAAACCCAACAAGAATGTGGCAGTAGCTGCATTCAAGAAGGTTGCTGAAAACAAGTATTATCAGCAGCTTATGCAAAACGCATTGAAAGAGAACGCGGGTGCTTTTGCAACATCTATGATGGAACTCGTAACAAGTGATGAAAATCTGTTGCAATGTGACCCGAATGAATTGATGGCGGAAGCAATCAAGGCTGCATCGTTGCGGCTTCCATTGAACAAGCAATTAGGGCAGTGTTATATTCTACCCTTCAAAAGTAAGGGTAAGCTGAAGCCCTCACTTGTGATTGGCGTGAAGGGTTATGTTAACCTCGCATTGCGCACAGGTAAATATGAGACCCTTAACATGGATGTCGTGTATGAAGGCGAATACGGCTGCTTCAACAAAATAACTGGAGAACTGCAGTTGAATCCTGAAAACAAAAAAAGTAACACACCTATCGGCTATTTCGCTTATATGAGAAAGAAGGATGGATTTGCCAAAATCCTTTACATGACAATAGACGAAATATGCGCCTATGCAAAGGCGTTTGCTCCAACTGTAAAATACAGTAATATAGACGCGAATGGCCTAAAAGAGATTGCCTTGAAACAGTCTGCAATGATTTTCAATGATGGTGTTGGATGGTTTCAGAACTTTGAAAGCATGGCATTGAAGACCGTACTGCGTAGACTACTTTCGAAATGGGGAGAATTGACCATTGACGACAAGGGTAGTCAGAAAATTGAGTCTATGGATGAGGCGATGCCTTCGGAGTTTACGAGAGACAATGGTTTCGCGGAAGCTAAGGAGATTCTCTCTGTGGACGCTAAGACTGGCGAGATTATTGGCGGGGCTGACACTGAGCCTTCCGAAGCCTCCTCGGGCCTCTCTAAGCCTTTGGGTGAGAAGACAGGTGATGCAGACGACAATCCTTTTGAGTAATGGAACTACGCATCGTCGGCAGTTCGAGTAAGGGCAACGGCTATCTGCTCGAAGCAGAGAATGGCGACCAGCTTCTGATTGAGGCTGGCTGTCATTTGAGAGAATACCAAGATGTTGGGCACCTTAAAAGAAGTCGTGCACGTGGAATGATAGTAAGTCATGAACATGGCGACCATTGCAAGTATGTGCGTGAGTTTACCAGTGCCGGGATAGACGTACTGAGCACATCGGCGGTGAAGGAGAATAACAGATATGGCGTGACTGCCGTGGAGCACGGTAAGACATATCATCTTGGGGACTTCGCTGTGACGCCGCTGAGTGTTGAGCATGACGTGGAGTGTTTTGCTTATCTCGTGCATCATAAGGAAATGGGGACGCTGATGTTTGCGACGGACTGCTGGAACCTGCATCAAGTAGTGAAGGGAGTGACGCATTATCTTATCGAGGCTAACTACCAGGACGACATTCTGGACGAGGCTGTGAGAGAGGGACGCACGGTGGCATCGCAAGCGGACAGAATAAGGCTGAGCCACATGAGTCTGAAGCACTGCATAGAGTACTTGAAGATGTGCGAGGCGGACAAGACAGCGAGATCGATAACGCTGATACATGCAAGCGGAAGACATCTGGACAAGCAGAATGCGGAACTGGCGGTGGCAGGACAGACTGGTGTTGCGACATGGGTGGCGAAGCAAGGAATGGAAATAGTATTAATGTAAGAAAGGGGGTAAGGGGGTATGGCGACTTTTGAGAGGCTGAATGACCCGAGGCAGTATATGGCTGCTATGAGAGAGATAGACAAGGCTCGCGACTGCGGGTATGCGATAGACATAGTGAAGCACAGAGAGGTGGCTACGAACAAGCAGATGGCTTATCTGAACTTCATTATCAGTTATTACGGATACAAGCAGGGTGAGACTTTCTACAGCGTGCTGCGGACGATACAGCAAGATGTATGTCCGCATATCTTCCTGACGGAGGAGGGTAAGAAGCCCAAAGCGCTGTGCTATCTGACTACGGCTGAAATGTCGAGCGTGATAAGGAACTTCCTGGACTATGCGTCGATGAGCGAGGTAATGATACCGGACAAGGACGACGAGCGAGGACTGAGAAGCGCAAAGGCAGAGCTGGCGAGCGGTGGCGCAGGCTGGGTGTAGGAATGTTGAGTTAGGAATTTTGAATGTTGAATTGGTCGGCTTTGCCGATTTTGAATTAATAAATTTTGAATTGATATGATACATATTGAAGGAAAGGTAGTGGATATTATGCCGGAGACATCGGGCGTAGGCAAGTCGGGCAGACAGTGGCGTGAGCGAGCGGCGGTGATAAATCATGTGGCTCACGAGCAGTATCCGAAGAACGTAGTAGTGGCATTCAAGGGCGAGGCTGTAGACACGGTGAACACGCTGCGTGTCGGCGACGTGGTGAGCTGTGACATCAGCATTGACGCACACGAGTACCGAGGCAAGTTCTTTAACGAGATTAAGGGATTCGGATTGAAGAAAGTATAAATCAAAGATTTAAATAAGCTCTAAATATGGCTGACATTGGGGCTTGCTTTAGGAAGATAGGAGATATACCTACAACTCTAACGCTCTTCTACCTTATATATAAAGCAAACGATGAGGGATATGTAGATGCTTCTTATGCGGACATGGCTAAAGCTTTGAATCGCTCACGAACAATGTTGTATAAGTACGTGATGCGACTTGCGAGTTTGGGAGCAATAGAATTACGAAGTAAACAGCAAGTAAACAATAGGTTAACAGCAAGTGAACAAAAAAGAACGTACATTTACATACCTCAAATAGCTTATTATAAGCGTGTTACAAGCACTGAAGAAAATCGTTCGGTAAACAGTAGGTTAACAACAAGTAAACAGGAGATTAACAAGAAAGACTCGCCCCAAAAGACGCTCGAAGAACGTAAGGAAGAATTTCACGAGTCATTAAAGCCTTTCGTTGAGAAGTATGGAGAAAACTTGATAGAAGAGTTTTATAACCATTGGGCGCAGGTGAACGAGGGCGGCACTAAGATGCATTGGGAGAAGCAGAAGACGTTCGAGATAGCACGAAGGTTGGCTACCTGGAAGCGGAACGGCTACGGCAAAAGCACTTCCGAGCAGCGTATGCACACAGACGGAACCGTGCTGCATGCGGAACAAATGGATTATACGAAAGGTACATGGTAGATGAACTTCAATTTCAAGCAAATGGTGGAGAGCCTGAAAGACACGGGCTATCCTGCCGAACCCGACAGGGTGAGAATAAAGGTGGCGAACGCTGAGGCGAGGCTGAGAGCCGGGCTGGACTACTTCACGGGCAAGGGAGTATGGAACGAGGAGAACTACAGACCTATAGTGGAGTGGCTGGAGGACAACAAAGGCCGGGGGCTGCTTATCAACGGAGGGTGCGGACTGGGAAAATCACTGATAGGCATGCGCATAATACCGATTCTTGTCAATACGGCGTGCCGAAAGGTTGTGAGCATATACCGGGCGCAAGACCTCGTGTCGCAGCCAGACGCCATACTGAGCAAACACATTATATATATAGATGATGTGGGGACTGAGAATGTGGCGAACAACTACGGCAACAAGCGCATACCCTTCATGGAGCTGTGCGACTTGGCAGAGATAAAGGGTAAGCTCCTGATCCTGACAACGAACCTTGACATTCCGCACTTGGAGGAGAAATACGGAGAACGTACGATAGACAGGCTAAAGGCTATCACCAGGTGTGTGACGTTCAAAGGGAAATCACTTAGAAAATAACTAAAAAAAGAGGAAATATGACTGTAACGAGAATTGATTTTGTAGACAATGCCACGACCAGGGAGGCTGGCATCTACGCAGTAAGGTACGGATGGGCATTCGCCAAGGGTGTGTGCCGTGAAGTGAACGAGTTTGTGCATCGGCTGCCGTGGGTGTGCATAGGTGCTGTGCTGATTGTGACAACGGCAGTGAGCTACGTGTGTATCGCAGAAGCAAGAGCGGAGCGTGACAAGGCGAGCAAGGCGCAAGTGAAACTGCAAGAACGTGTAGAACAGCTAACATGCGCTGTCGAAGCAGAAAGGAGTGGGAAATGAATCACAATCCATTTATGCCTCGTGAGCAGCGCACAGCAATCCTCACGTTCGACAACGGTCAGCGTGTACGCGCTGAGATTCTTATCCCCAAGTCCGACCGACCAATCTTTCACGACGACCTCGAACGTCGCTTTATAGAAGACTTCCACAAGTCGCAGCCTCGGGCAGTACACAAGCTCGTCAAAGTACATATCCTGCGCAACTAAAAACATACAACTATGAATAAGAAGACAATTAAACAGAAGTTCAGAAGAAAGACCAACGGCACATCCGTAACCTCGCCACGTCTGACGTGTTCAAGATTACCGTCAATGCGTCAGAATATGCCGAGACTTACAGAATAGCCTACCTCAAGGAGGCTATGAAATACCTCCAAGAGAAGATAGAATTCCTGGAAATGCGTTACAATAAAAATTACAACAATGGAAAACGAGATTAATATAGCAGAGATATTGAAGGACTGCCCAGAGGGGACAAATTTGTACTCGCCGTTGTTTGGTGAAGGCAAATTAAAACAAGTGGATAGTAACGCGATATGCCCAATAAGGATAACTGCCAACAAAGGCGAAGAGATTTCATTTTATTATGATGGTCGATATTTAGCAAATTATCTCGATGCAGAATGCCTCCTATTCCCATCCTCAGGAATGCACGACTGGACGAGATTCTTCAAGAGAGGAGACGTGGTAATAAAAAATGGAGGTGGTATGGCTGCTGTATTTGACGGCTGGGCAAATGATACTTACACAGAATTCAATACTACTGTCAATCTGTATTGTGATAATAATACAGGTGAAGAAGAAGTTTGTACAACACTTCTTTTCAGAAAAGCAACAGAGGAGGAGCGCAACCAGTTCATTGAAAAGGTAGAGCGTATCCTTAAAGGCAAGTACAACCCCGAGACGCTGCAAGTAGAGCCTGTAAAGCCAGTGTGTCTGTTCAATCCGTTCGAAAAGGTGCTGGTGAGGGATAATGAAGTACAATTATGGAAGGCTAACTATTTCTCACATTACGAGGAGGATGATGAAGTTTATCCTTATACTTGTATAGACAATTCTTATCATTGCTGCATCCCATACGAGAATAACAAACATCTCCTCGGCACAAGCGAGGCATACACGGAAGGAGGCAGCGTATGAGCTGCCCCTTCTCTCTCGAAAACGTCAAGTTCCGTGAGACTGCACACATAGCCTTCGAGGACGAATACGTCACGGCATACCAGTCCACCGACATCGTCCCGAAGATATACAAGAGCGTCAACACTCCTCGCGACAAGAACGGATTGGTATCAGGCAAGCCCAAGACCTACTACCGCACACGGTACAGCGAGTGGGTCACGGAAAAGACATTTATTACACAATATCAGAAAATCAGAGAAAAATTCTAAGTTATGATAATAGAAATATTGAAAATCATCGCCAGCCTCTCTATCACCATAGCACTCTTCTATACTTTCTTTAAAGTTGGCAGACTGAGTGCTTACGACCGTCTTATGGAGCATTTTAACGATGCTGTTAAGCTTATTAGCAAGCAGGAAGTATACATAAAAATGTTGGAAGAGCAACATGGCCCTAAGCGCCCTATGCAAATCGAATACGAGCCTTCAGTCCATGCCGAAGACTTCATTGACAGCTTGCAACGGATGATAGCCCAATATGGCAACAAGATTGTCGAACTTGAAAGCGCAGACATTACAGATGTTATCTACGATGCCGAACGAGGATACTTCACTCCAACATGTCTGTGTGACATACCGCTTAAAGCGAGCGAAATAATTTTCATGATGCGGTTTTTGATAAACAAGCACGGCAATCTCGCAGTAGAGTGCCAAAAGATGATGCTCTCATCAATCACATATTACGCAGATACAAACAAGTTTCACATCAGTTAAAACACCATTATGAAAGACGTATTCACGATCCATCAAGCCGACAACGGCATCATGTTGAAGTCGGACGAATATGTAGAGGTGATGGAGGACACTCACAATGCAGACGGTAAAGGCAAAGATAATCTTTACCGACGTCTCGGTAGGTATCTCTATTCCTTGATTAAAGGCACAATGGACGAAGAAATGTCAAATAGCGTGCAAGTGGAACTCAACATAACTAAAGCAGAATAATATGATAGACGAAAAGAAAATCACAGAAGCAGCGGATTTGAACGCTGATAAATACAATCCGTGTCGTAGCACCTTGGATAAGGAAGAAGCGTGTCGCGCCTCATTTAAGGATGGAGTGGAATGGTTCAAGCAAGCTATTTGGTATGACGCAAGCGAGAAACCACAAGGTTCGGCTGCTATTCTTTACCTGTGGCACGACGAGCAAGGTGGTATGCACGTTGGTATTGATAGTATATTCGACGATTTAGAATGGAAGAAATTCGTTGAGTGTAACAAAATCACCAAGTGGTGCTACATCAATAACATATTGCCGAAAGGAGGTGAGGAATGAAAAAAAAGATTGAAGTCAAAGCTTGCTACTATCTCGGCAAGAAAGATTGGCAGTTTATGTTATTGCCTACAATTGGCGGTGACTACCATCGAAATCTCCTGACAATAGGATTTATATGGTTGTTTTTCGTCTTTTATGTGCGTATTGATTATTCAAGTAAATAACAATAATTATGATTAAAGCAGAAGACCTAAGAATAGGAGACATTGTAAGGATCAACGAAAACGATTCTATCAAAAATGGACTTATTGGCAAGGTGACTGATATAGACTCACTAAGGGAGTACAAAGAAAAGAAAGGTGCCATTACTCTGAATACCATTGAAGATGATGGTTGGTATTGGGGAATATGGTGTTGCGACATTGAGCCTATCCCTCTTACTCCCGAAATTCTCGAAAAGAACGGGTGGGAGCGAGATAAACTGGTGCCATACATTTATGGGCATGAAGCTCACAACATCGAAGTTATCTGCACTCCTAATAGTGAATGGATGTGTGTTACTTTTAAAGGTGACACCATACACAGGATAAAGTACGCTCATGAACTACAGCACATACTTTGGGCGTTAGGCTTGGACGCAAATCTAAAGATATAAAAAAATGAAGAAGATTATGTTCAACGACAGGTACGGACTGACTGATGCCGTACTTATAGGTCACAAGACGCAGACAAGACGTATTGCCTACACTGGCAGTCTCCCATATCTTGATTTTGGTATTTGCGTAGAACCGAAAAATTTCGGAAGAGCTTCCTTCTCTTACAGTACTGTTAATATAGCCCATTCACGTTATTGCGTTGGCGAGGAAGTCGCCGTAGCACAAGCATACAACGAATTTGTAAGTGAAGCTGGCTTCAACGAAGCAGAAATCAACAAATTAAGAATCTCCAAAGGTTGGACTAACAAAATGTTTGTAAAGGCCGACCTTATGCCACACCGCATCCGCATCACCGATATACGTGCCGAGCGGCTACAAGATATTTGTGAAGATGACTGTTTGGCTGAGGGTATTTGGGAGGCGCACAACATAGGGCTTAAAGGTGTGACGTATTCGTACGCAAGCTTAGCAAACTCTCCGTACCGAACGGCTAAAAAAGCCTACGCAGCTCTAATAGATAAAATTTCTGGCAAAGGCACATGGAAGAACAATCCCTATGTATTCGTGTATGATTTTGAACTAAGTGACTAAGACTATGAAACAGCGATTAGCAAAGAAAATAGTAAAGGCAAGCCCTCTGTATCTCAGGTATTGCATTGCGTTTAATAAGAAGCCGTATTTTAACAGATATTGGCATCGAAAATGGGAACGCGCGTATTCTCGTCAAATCCTATCTATGTGGACAGTAAGAGTTGATAGTCGTCTGTCTGTCGCTGTTCGTAAAGCGGATGCGTATGGTCGGTCTATTCGTGATAAAATACAATCCCGCAGAGCACTAATATAAACAAATAAAACATTAACAAAACAAAGTAAACAATGGGAAAAGAAATGAAACAGTACACAGGTACTAAGACAGTAAAGGCAAAGCCTATGACAATGGGTGAAGCCTACGAGCGCAAGCTTTTGAAGGAAGGAGTAAGACCTTCTGAGTGTGAAACAGACAAGGCTGGCTACCTTGTTGAATGCGAGGGCGGCTATCAGTCTTGGAGTCCGGCAGATGTATTCGAGAAGGCTTACAAGCCGTCTGAAACGTTCGTCAACAGAATGCTTCTTGAACTCGAAGACCTTGAAAAACGCATGTATAAATGCGATAACTTTCTTTCTTCGGATGAGTTCAGTGCTTTAGACGCACTTTCTCGTGCTTTGTTGACTGTGCAAAGAGGGGCGATGGGGCAATATTACTTTGTCTTGGCAGACAGATTTATAAAGGCAAATAAGATGAAAGCTAAGTTGTCCAATTTTACATTCGGCACGGCAGTACTTTATCTTAAAGCAGGTATGGCTGTTCGTAGAGCAGGATGGAACGGTAAAGGTTTATTTGTTGTCAAGCAAGTTCCATCACACATCACAGCCGACATTATCCCTAACATGCAGTCGCTTCCTCAGTCTGCCAAAAACATCTTGATGAGTCGTGAGAATCCTCATATTGACTACACCAATCAGATGCTTATCATCAATCCAGATGGTAGAGCAGACTCATGGGTTCCATCTTCATCTGACGTATTTGCGGAAGATTGGGAGTTGGTAACTGAGTAATTAATCCTCTCCCTGGTGACAGCAGGGAGAGAAATCTAAATAAATAGTATGGAACGATTCAAAGACATATTACAACTCACAGCCAATTGTGAGATAACAGAAATAGTAGACGGAGAATTGTGTAGATGGAAGTACATAATGATACACCCAGAGGACAAAAAATATATTCTCGCTATTAACTGTTTTACTCATAATGTTGATAGTCTAAACCTTTTCTCAATGAAGAAAAACTACTTTTTTATAGGGAAAAGAGATATTGAATTTATTATAAGAGACTAAAGTTTCGCAAGTGAAAATTCACAAGCGTGATTTAACGTAATTTTGGAAT